GGTCGCTACGCCGCACACTTCGCAAGGTTTTCAAAATAAATCGGAGTGGAAAAATGGAAGTGACTGAAAATAAAGCAAGAATTGACTCCCAACACAATGACGGTTCGTTCACGCCAGGCGATACGGCGAGCGAAAATATTGCCGTATTTTTTGACGAAAAGCAATGCCGGGAATGGGTTTTAAGGCGTCTTCACCCCATTGAACAGGTGTGCCCTCACTGCGAAACGGAAATCCTGGACGAGACTCGGTTGCAGAGATTTTGGTCAGGCAGCCGGATCAAGTGCCGGAAATGCGGGGCTTTCTTTACGGCGCTCACGGGGACCTTCCTGGCTGGATCTCATTTCGATTTCAGGCAGATCATTCTCATTGCAGTATTTTTGGGACTCGGAGTTTCAAGCGATAAGATAGCGGCCGCCCTGGGGATCACGCAGGAGACGGTCCGTCTCTGGAAGAAACGATTCGAAGCGATCGAGAGGGGCCGGCAACTCTATGGAAATTAGAACCCTCAAGCTCCAGGACCTCAGCCCTGCCGGATATCATGCCAGGAAGATGCTTAAGCCTGGAGACAAGTTTTCTAACAGCCTCGAAAAATCAATTGTGGAATTCGGTTATGTGGATCCCATTATTTGGAATGAAAGGACCGGGAATGTTGTCGGCGGCCATCAGCGCTGTGAGATCTTAAAGAGTCTGGGGCTAGAGGAGGCTGAGGTTTCTGTAGTCAATCTCCCTGAGGATCGAGAGAAGGTCCTGGGCCTGGCCCTGAACAAGATCGGCAGCGAGCCGGAAAGATGGGACATGCCGCGGCTGAGAGATCTTCTTATTGAGATTGAAAGGTTCGATATCGATATCGAGCTCACGGGTTTTCAAATTCCGGAAATAGAGCGCCTTTTCCCGGGAGAGGTTTTCGAGGATAATTTTGATTTTGATGCTGCAGTCGAAAGCATATCGGAACCCATTACAAAACGCGGATTCATTTACCAGATGGGCGAGCATAGGCTGGTGTGCGGTGATTCTACTGTACCGGCTGAGATGGTCAGGCTGATGAATGGGCGGACAGCAAATATGGTTTTCACGGATCCGCCCTATAATGTGAATTACGGAAATACCATGAAAGACAAGCTCCGGCGCAAAGTATCAAAGGCGAACGCCGGCCGCACTATTCTCAACGATCATTTCAAGTCAACTGAGGGTTTTTATAATTTCCTTTTCAATGCGATCTCTGCCTTGCGTCCCTATGTCCAGGGGGACGTCTACATCTGCATGTCAAGCAGCGAGCTCCACACCCTGCAGCTTGCCTTTGCGAGCTGTGGTGGCCACTGGTCAACATTCATTATCTGGGTGAAGAACGTTTTCACGATCGGCCGCTCTAATTACCAGAGACAATATGAGCCGATCCTCTATGGATGGTTTGAAGGGAGCTCTCATTATTGGTCCGGGATCCGGAACCTCGGGGACGTTTACGGTCGGGAAAATGTGAGGCTGGATATCGATAACGTTCCCCTGGTCAGAGTCGAGGCCTGCGGGATAGAGAGCGACATCTGGGAATTCGCGAAACCTGTAAAGAGTGCTGATCATCCGACCATGAAGCCGATCGGCTTATGCGCGCGAAGTATTCGTAATAGCTCAAAGCCTGGGGACCTGGTTGTCGATACATTTGGGGGAAGCGGGAGCACCCTGGTTGCGGCTGAGGAAGTAGGCCGCGTTTGCTACACGATGGAATTGTCCGAAAAATTTTGTGACGTGATTGTTAAAAGGTGGGAGGACCTGACTTGAAATAAAGCAGTCTTGATTTAAGGAGAGCGGATAGCATTCACGAGGGAGCGCCAACTCCCAGGGAACCTGTAGAGTCATACAGGGTGACTAAGTCACTACCATCCGCATGAGCCCGATATCACGAACAAAGGGTGTCATGCAAAGGGAAATTCCAAATTCAGTCCAATCATGTTTTGATTGGGAAAAAGGGAATATCGGTCAGAGAGCTCAGCATATCTGTATGACTATACCGGGCAGCGGAATGGATCAGGAAAAAATAAAGCAACTCCTGGAGCTTGTTAATGAACAGGAATCGATAAAGCTCAAGGTCCTCTATAACGGCGTCGTGAGCAGTCTGCAGGCCTATCAAAAAAGCTCGACCGCTGAACATCTTAAAGACTGGAAGGCAGCCGAAAAGAGTCTCAAGGATTATGTCTCATCTCTTTCTGAAATGTATGTTGAATCTGAGAAGGCGTTTCCGAATTTCTTGGCGGTCATCGATCATCTGCAAAAGACCGGGTGGAACTGCAAAAAATCATCCGCTTACAACCATAAAAAAGAAGGAAAAATAAAGCCCCGGGCAGATGGGCTCTTTTATATCAGCGACGTGGAAAAATATGCGCTCGCTCATTTGAAGCGTAAGGACGGCCAGAAGGCCGGGGACCTGAATGATCAGCTCCAGGAAGCAAAGCTCAGGGCGGAAATAAAAAAGACCGAGGCTCAAGCGATTCACTGGGAGATCAGGGCAAAATCGGCCACGGGGGAATATGTCAGAAAAGATTTCATCGATAACGAGCTCGCAGCCCGAGCGTCAATTTTCAAAACAGACCTGGAGAATTTTTTCCGGTCCCAGTCTGCAGCAATGGTGGATGTAGCTGCCGGCGCCCAGGAGAGGGTACCTGATTTTATCGAGTACTGCCTGGCGCAGATAGAGAAGCTGCTGGCCAGGTATTCGGCTGAGGGACAAGAGTTTGTAATCGAGCCGCCCCCCGTGCCGAATCCGGAACCGGAAATAAGTGATGAGGAGGGAATAGAATGATTCAACCAATACAACTCGTTGTCGATCACGCCGTACGCTTCTTATGCGCCAAACCGTATCCAGGCCATCCTAAAGGCTGCCCGAATTATGGGAAGAAAGATACCTGTCCACCCCGGGCGCCTTTTATTAGAGACCTGATCGATTTGGAAAGGCCGGTATATGCGATCTGGACTGTATTCGATTTGGGGCAACACGTCGAAAGAATGAGGGCGCTACATCCTTCCTGGTCGGATCGCCAGCTGACATGCTGTTTGTATTGGCAGCCGGCCGCCAGGAAGAGGTTGGAAAAGGAGATCAAGTCCTTTCCCATTATCTGTCCGGTTCATCTCTTCATCAGGATTCCGGAGGCCTGCGGCGTGAATGTAACAGCCACCATGAAGTCGATCGGCGTCGAGCTCGAGTGGCCGCCGGTCACGAAAACATATCAAGTGGCGATCGCGGGGAGGCCGAAATGAAAATCTATATAGCATCAAGCTGGAAAAATCAGCATGCCGTGGAAATGCTGACTGGATTATTGCGTCGGGACAAACATGAGGTTCTCAGCTTTGTGGAAAATAATCATGGTGAAGTAGGCACATTATCCACGCGGCATCTGGCAACTGAAAACGGAAATCCGATTCCTTTTGACGAATGGGTATGGTCTGAGCGTGGCCGCAAGTCTTTTGAATATGATACCGGAAGCGCCACTTCAGCCGACCTCGTTATATACCTAGGGCCGAGCGGTACCGATGCCTGGGCCGAAGTGGGCGCAGCGTGGGCAGCCGGAATCCCGATCTTCGGATTGCACGCAAAAGGTGAACAAGCCGGTCTCATGCGCAGAATGGTCAACTGGTTTATGGATTATACAGCCTTATTGGATTCTGTGAGGATACGTGCTTTACAAATACGTGTGGCAAAATAACCAGAAGCGAAAGGAACTTCACGGGCGGTCATTGAAGATATTGGTCCGGGGATCGGGCAATAGCGCCTTGGTTGAATTTGAAAATGGGCAGCGGGAGATCATAAGCAGAAATGCGATAAGGAAAAAGAAGTGAAACTGATTTCGATATCTGAAGCGGAAACGATAGCCGGTAAGAGATTAGATAGGCGCCGAAGTTATTACACGACCGACAATGGCGAACCGGAAGGTCCGGACGGATGCTACCCTGGAGAAAAAATATTTATTTGGGGAGAATGGACTCAGTCCTGCAGCGGCTGCACAGAAACTGTTGATGGACAAAATGTATTTAATTATCCGATCGATGAAAAGCACGGATGTATGGTCGGGTCGGGTTGCCATGAATGCGGTTATACTGGTAAGCGCAGGAGCGGCTTTTTCTTTCCGGTGTCGGTCCTGGAAATTGAAAAAGAAATAGCCTCTGAAGGAAGGGCTAAATAATGGGCGTAGGAATGCCTCAAGCACTTTTACTCGAGGAGTTCGGTCTCCAGATCTGGAACGCATTTGGCCGGCCAGCGTATTTAGTCGGATCGGCTCTTGCGGGGAAGCAATGGCGTGATGTCGATATCCGTCTGATTTTGGAAGACAAGGTCTATGAGGAAATGGGTCTCGGGGACCCGGAGCGCACTCATTCAAATCCGAAATGGGTTTCTCTCTGCCTGGCTTATTCTGCATTGGGAAAATCTCTCACGGGACTCCCTATCGACTTTCAGATTCAGCAGCAGACTCATGCAAACAAGGCTTATGATGGGGCCCGCAGCGCAATAGGTCTTAATAAAGTTTACATCACGCAGCAACGAACGAGCGGCAAAATATGAACATCAACGTCCCTGATCACGCCCTGGATCACTTCTGGGTTGAACCTCCTGCCGGCAGCATGGAGTTTTGGAGCTTTCGTTTTCCGCCTCGGTGCCAGGTGGGAGATAAAATAATTTTCAGACATAACAGGAAGCCGATCGCCGAGGCCGTTGTCGCGTTGATCGAGCCGCCCGGGCAATCGGCTTGTGAGGCGACCGGCCGCTTCCGCCGCGGCTGGAAAGTGTTCTGGCAGCCGGAGAGTTTTAAGGACCTACGGGAAAGAAAATTATTATGAGCCCCTCGAGAATAGCCCTGCTCGGAAATATTTTAGTGCTGATTTCATTCGTCCTGATATCGATGCGTGCGCCTGTGCTGGGGCTCGCGTTCGGATTTCTCGGAAATGTGATCTTTTTCATATACGGAATTAAAACCGGGCACTGCAGCTTTTGCGTTACCGCCGCATTGCTTGGATCAATTTCTTTGTATGGGATTTATAATTGGTTGATATGAACTCTTCCGCAGCGCCTGACATCTTAAAGCCATACGCCTTCCGGTTCACAGATGGAGAGCGCAGGGTATTTAAGGCCAGAGAGGGTTTGAGGGTTTCCCAGCATGCGGAGAAGTACCGCATTGTCGAGAGCGGTCCTTTTCAGGGGCCCTGGCGCAATGACTTGGCGCCGTACGCGGTCGAGCCGATGGATTGTTATGGTCTGCCTTACGTTCGGAAGATACTTCTCTGCATGCCGCCCCAGGTCTGCAAAACCCAGATCGCTTTCAATTGCATGCATTGGGCTGTCGACCAGATGCCCGGCCCCATGATGTATGTTATGCCCGGCGAGAAAGAGATGAAACGCATCAGCCGGCGCCGCATTATACCCATGCTCCGAAAATCGCTCAGGACCCGGGAGCTCCTCAGTCCTAATCCTGACGATACCCAGACATTTTATGTACGCTTTATCAATGGCGTGGATCTCATGATGGCCTGGGCGGGATCGTCTGCCCAGTTGGCCTCCGAATCAGTTATGCATTTGTTCCTGGACGAGACCGATAAATACCCCCTCGAGTCCGGACGTGAAATGGACCCCATTACCGCGGCCGAGATCAGAACCAATGCCTATCCTTTCACAAAAAAAATCATGAAGTTCTCGACTCCCAACATGGAAGAGGACCCGATCACGGTTGCAATGAGCCAGGAGGCTGACGAGATCCGGCACTGGCATGTGAAATGTCCTATCTGCGGGGAATTTCAGCAGATGAAATTCGAGCAGTTTACATATCCCAGGGAAGTGAAGGACCCCCGTGAGATTGCGAGAAGGAAGCTGGCCCGTTATCTATGCGAGCATTGCGGGATGGCGTGGGACGATTACAAACGTAACCTTGCGTCTATGGCGGGGACATGGGTACCCGATATTCCGGTGGAGAGGCCTGCTGCTATTGCTTTTCAAATGCCAAGCTTCCCAACTCTGTCGATGTCACTCTCGACGATAGTAGCCGATCATATGCGCGGCCAGGAGGATCCCGGGAAGCTCAAGGTGTTTGTCACCCAGCACGAGGCCCGGGGGTACTCAACAAAGATCCAGCCGAAAGCCGAAGTTGAAATACTGAAGCACCGGACCGAGATTGATCAGCTCATTGTACCCCGGGAAGCGATAGCCCTGACGGCCGGCATAGACTCACAGAAGCGTGGATTCTGGTACGTAGTGCGAGCCTGGGCTCCGGATTTCACGAACTGGTCCGTGGATAATGGCTTCTTAGCAAACTTCGATGCGGTGGAGCAGCTCCTCTTCAAGACTACTTACCTGATTCAGGACTCGGACAAGCGGCTCTCGATTTGGAGGGCTGGTATGGATATAGGAGGAACGGAGGGGGAGAGCGAGGAAGAGTTGTCGCGGACCGAAGAAATATACGAATTCATCCGTAAGTTTTCACGCCTGCGCGTTTTGTACGCCTTAAAGGGTGACTCTCATTCTGGATTCAGAAAAGTGAAGGATCCGACGTACCTGGAGAAAATGCCCCGCAGCAGAAAGCCTATCCCGGGAGGCCTCGAGCTCCGCCTGGTAAATACTGATTATTTCAAGGAACTCATTCACTGGCGGCTCGAGCGCAAAGAAGATGAATCACAGCAGTTCTTCCTGCATAAAAATACAACGGAGGAATACGTTAAACAGCTCCTGGCCGAGGAGCTGCGCCGCGGCAAAGGAAACAAGAGGGAATGGAAAAGGATCCGCCGAGATAATCACTATCTGGACTGCGAAGTCTATGCGGCCGCCTGTGTTCATATGGAGTGGACCCCGAGCTTTTCAATGATGAGTTCTTATCTGCAGAAGGAAAAAGAAAAACAGGAAGTTCAAAAAACTGTTCAACCGGCACAGCAAGCGGTTGCCCGTTCTAAATTCATGTCGAACTAATGGAAGAGCAAAGAGACAGATACCTTCCCATTAACGTTGTCGCCGATATACTTAGCTGCAAGGAAAGGCATATTTACGACCTTATCCAGGAAGGAAAACTGGAGGGAATAAAAATAGGGTCCCGGGCTGTTCGGATATCAGAGCGATCTCTCTATATATTTATTGAGAGCAGTAAAATAAATCCCGAGGACACCTTTGATCCGGACCTACAAGCAAAGCCAGTGGAACAACCACAAGTGGCCAGATCGAAATGGATGGATAGGAAATAATCCGGATTAAGGTTCGCCTGCCTAAAATCATCATTTTTTTAAAAATCCCCTGAATTTTTTTTGCATGGACCGGCATGGACCGGCATGGAGTACCTTGAACTCACCTTCTGAAATGTGAAATTCTGCACCTGCATATTGAATCACCTCCTTAGATTTCCCGCCTGCCATAGTGGCGGGCGGGTTTAAAAAACAAGGACTACAAGATGGCCTTCACACAAGCTGATCTGACAAGCATAGAGGCTGCAATGATTGCCCTGGCAGCCGGATCGAGGGTGGTCAGCGTTACCCTCGGGGACCATACAACCCAGTTCGGGGCTGCCCAGATGGACGAGCTCATCAAGCTCCGGGATGCCATCAAGTCCGACGTGAACACGGCAGCAGGCCGGCCCGCTTTCATCCTCACCCAGTCGAGCAAGGGATTATGAGCTTTCTAAAAGTTGTCGACAGCCGCGGCAATCCCATTCCCTCACGGGCCCTTGAGTCCGCATATGAAGGCGCAGCGACCGGCCGGCGCATGAACACCTGGGGACTTTCGAGTTCCGGCCCCAACACAAACCTTTTCAGTTCCCTCAGGAGTCTCCGGTCGAGATCCCGAACCCTGATCAGAAATAATCCTCTTGCCGACGGCGCCGTCGGTACCTGGGCGGCTAACGTAATCGGCAGCGGGATCTCACCGCGGTGGTTGCTCAAAGACAAGGAGCTGAAAAAGCAGATCCAGGAACTGTGGAACGATTGGGTCGATGAATCCGATCATTATGGGATTTGCAGTTTCTACGGACAGCAAGCGCAAGGGGCCCGGGCGATGCTGGATGCCGGAGAATTTCTCGGCCGGATGATCAACGTCGATCCTGAGGAAGGGCTTTCAGTACCTCTGCAAATCCAGCTGCTCGAGGCCGATCATCTCGATGAGACCTATAACACCATGGCGAACAACGGGAATGAAGTCCGCATGGGAATTGAGATCGACCGCGCAGGCAGGCGCGTCGCTTACTGGCTGTGGAAAGATCACCCGGGCGAAGCCTTTATATCGAGCCGTTATACTGCCGAAAGGGTCAGGATCCCCGCGGAAGATATCGTCCACGTCTTCGATCCCCTCAGGATCGGGCAGATGCGCGGGCGCCCCGGGCTCACCTCCATAATCGTAAGGCTCCATGAAATAGACCAGTATGACGATGCCGAGCTCGTGCGCAAAAAGACGGCCGCCCTGTTCGGCGGGTTCATAATCGATAATCCTCACGGCATTGCCGCGGGAGAAGCTGTGGGCAGAAGTATCGGCGACGACATAAACGGAAGCCCGGTGGTCGCCATTGAGCCTGGAACGTTTCCGGTCCTTCCTTTCGGAAAGACTGTCGAGTTCTCGCAGCCGGTCGATGTTGGACAAACTTATGATGTCTGGATGAGACAGCAGCTCCGCGAATCTGCTCAGGGTGCGGGACTGACTTACGAACAATTTACCGGCGACCTTTCCAATGTAAACTACTCATCAATCCGTGCAGGCCTCCTGGAGTTCCGCCGGCGCATGATGCTTCTGCAGTTCAATACGTTCGTCTTTCAATTCTGCCGGCCGATCGCCAGGCGCTGGCTTGACGTGGCGGTCCTCTCCGACGCCCTTACAATCGATGGCTATTTCTCGAACCGCCGCATTTTCCGCAGGATCAAATGGCGCCCGGACGGCTGGCCCTGGGTGGATCCTGTTAAGGACCAGCTGGCCGAACAGATGTCGGTCAGGAACGGATTCAAGAGCAGGTCCCGGGTCATTGCTGAAAGAGGTGATGACGTCGAAACTGTGGATGCGGAGATCAAGGAAGATAACGACCGTGCCGACGAGCTCGGCCTGGTGTTCGACAGCGACCCGAGAAGGACATCCGCGTCCGGTTCAATCCAGAAAGCCATTGATGAAACTATCCAGTCCAGTCTCAATAACGAACCCAAAAAAAAGGGGGAATGAAATGGCACTCAGAAAACCCGGGATCCAGATTATAAAGAATCTCCTCAATAAGCCACTCCTGATCCATGCGGATGCTCTCAATTCTATCCTGGGGCAATTATCCCTGCAGATACAGGAAGGCTCCGTCCCGGAAAAGAAAGCGCTGTCCGGGTCCGGCGTTCCCAAAAATTCCGGAGGCATTGCCATTATCCCGGTGCTTGCCTATCTCTCGAACCATTACGATGAGGAAATGGCCTGGTACTACGGAAATACCTCTTATGACAACATTCGCGCGCAGCTGCGCGCGGCCCTCGCGGACCCCGCCTGCACCGGGATCCTGCTTTACGTCGACAGCCCGGGCGGGGAAGTGTCCGGATGTTTCGACCTGGTTGACGAGATCTATCAGGCCAGGTCCTTGAAGCCGATATACGCAGTGGCGGACGAAACTGCCTTCTCGGCAGCGTACGCGATCGCCTCGGCAGCCGAGAAAATCTTCATCCCAAGGACTGCCGGCGCCGGGTCGGTCGGCGTCATCTGTGCCCACATGGACTGCAGCAAGCTTGAAGAGCAGATCGGCATCAAATACACGGCCATCTTTGCGGGTGCCCGGAAGAACGATTTCAGCGCGCACGAGCCGCTTTCCAAGGAGGCCCGCGTCATCGCACAGAAGATGGTCGATGACACTTACGACATATTCGCAAAGACCGTTGCCAGGAACAGGGGCGTGGACGCCAAAGCAATCCGGGCCACCGAAGCCTCTTTGTATTTCGGGAAGGATGCGGTGGAGGCGGGCCTGGTAGATGCGATCATGTCCGTGGATAAGGCAATGTCGACAATATCAAAAAATAAAGGAGGCAAAATGAATCTGAAAGCTATGTTCGAAAAAGTGAAGGCGGCATGGTCCTCGGCGCCGGCAGAGGAGAAAAAGGAAGTCCTGAGCGAGCTCGGGGCAGTCGAAGTTCCCCAGGGGTCCGTAGTCCTGCAGCAAACCGAGCTGGACAAGAAGATACAGGATGCCAAGACGGACGGAACAAAAGAAGGCACCGCAGCGGCGAATGAGAAAGCGGCCATGATCATCGACATCTGCGCCCTGGGTGGTATGCCGCAGCTTGCCGGCGGATATATCAAGGAAGGCCTGGAGCCTGATGCGGTCCGTCAAAAGGTCCTCGAGGCGAAAGCCGCGAAAGACAAAAGGACCCATATCGTGAGCACGGTGAGCGCCCTGGGCACGGGAGATGTCAACCCGCTGCTCGATGACGCGAAAAAGAGAGCCGAGTCGTCCACGCCCAAACAGAAATAATATATCGGCCCTGAAAGCCGGAAAGGAGAATTGAAATGAGCGTACAAGTAGAACCGAACAGGTTGAATGACATCCTCAAGTTTGAACTGGACAAATACCAGTCCAGGGAAGTGGTTACCCTGGCCCTGCTTCAGGACCTGGCCGTGGGCGCCGTCCTCGGCAAAATCACCAAAGGAGCCTGCCCGACTACAGGAACCGAAGGCACCAACACAGGGGCAGGTACCTGCACAAGTGTGACTGCCGGCGCAAAGGCCAAAGTCGGGACTTACACCCTGAAATGCATCATTGCGGCTTCCGGAGCCGGTATATTCTCGGTTGAGGATCCGGACGGGTTTGCCCTGCCGGAGGCGATTGTCGGGGTCGCATACGAAAACGACCAGATCAATTTCACCCTCAACGATGCGTCCCCCGATTTCGTTGTCGGCGATACCTTCACAATCGTAATAGCGGCCGGGTCCGGACAGGTCACCGCGATAAACTTTGATGCCGTCGACGGGTCCGCCGATGCTTATGGGATCCTGGCAGCGGATACGGACGCGACCTCAGCCGCGAAATCTACCGTGGCGATCGTCCGTAACGCCCAGGTCGTCGAGGCTAACCTGGTATGGCCTACCACTTCTCCGGCAGTGTCTACCGCCCAGAAGGCCGCGGCCATGGCTCAGCTGAAGACAGCGGACATTATCTCTGCGATCCAGGCTTAAGGCCCGGTAATGGAAAGTGTTCAAAATCAATCGACGATAAATTAGAAAAAGGAGGATTTTAAAATGTTAATCAACCCCTTCGATCAGGATGCCTTCAGTCTGGTATCGCTTACCCAGTCGATCAATATCCTGCCCAACAACTACGGCCGGGTGAGAGAGCTCAACCTTTTCCCGACCAAGGGCGTGCGGACCCGCACAATCATCATGGAAGAAAAGGTCGGGGTCCTCAACCTGCTCCCCACCTTGCCGCCGGGATCCCCGGGCACGCAGAACAAGATGGCCAAGCGCAACGTGCGGTCCTTCACCGTTCCGCATATCCCCGTCGATGACGTGATCCTTCCCCAGGAATATGAGGGGATCCGCGCGTTCGGTTCGGAAAATGAGATGGCTCCCCTGGCCGCCGTGATGAATGACCACCTGCAAACCGGGAAAAACAAATTCGCGATCACCATCGAGCACCTCAGGATGGGGGCTCTCAAGGGTATCATTCTCGATGCGGACGGCTCGACCCTTTACAACCTCTACACCGAGTTCGGAATCAGCGCGAAAACGGTCGACTTCGCCCTCGACGTCACAAGCCCCTATACCGACGTAGCCGCCAAGTGCCGCGAGGTTTGCCGGCACATCGAGGCAAATCTTAAGGGCGAGGTTATGACGGAGGTACGCTGCCTGTGCGATGAGACTTTCTTCGACGCCCTGATCGGTCATCCGAACGTCGAGAAATTTTATATCAACTGGCAGGGAGCTGCCCAGCTCATCGGCCAGGATCCCCGCAAAAAATTCAACTTCGGGGGGATCACATTCGAGGAATACGTCGGCACGGCGACTGACTATGCTGGCGCCGCACGCAAGTTCATCGCGTCCGGCGAGGCTCACGCTTTCCCGATGGGGACCATGCAGACTTTCGAGACCATATATTCGCCGGCTGACTTCATCGAGACCGTGAACACCATAGGCTTGGAACTTTATGCCAAGCAGGAGCTCCGCAAATTCGGGCGGGGCGTTGACCTGCATATCCAGAGCAACCCGCTCCCGATCTGCTACCGCCCGGGAGTCCTGGTCAAATTGACGGCCTAAAGGCGATGGTGCGCGGAAGCCTCAGCTGAGGCGCACCATCAGTTCTTATCCCGAATTGGCATATTTCTCGAAAGGACCGGATCGCCATGGATCTCATGCAAGCTCACCCTGTAATTGCGATTCTCTGCGGACTTTTCATCTGGAAGACCATAGAACTGGGAGGCAACTATTTTTTCAAGAAGGTGACCCGGGATGATTACATCACAAAAGCGGATTGCCAAAATTGCGTGGCGAAACGCGACAAGGAAAAAGACGAAGTCTGTGAGCGGCTTGCGGAGATTCGTGGCATTGTTTTGATTGTGGCGGTCAAAGCGGGGATCCGGCCGGAAGAACTGACTGATCTCACCAAGGGATAATACCATATCCAAAAAGGATCAGTGAAAACGGAAACTGACGATTGAAGAAGGAAAGTAGATGAGGAAAGAGGACCTCCACATATTTGAATCGCTTTCCCGGGAACAGCTCCTGGCTTTGAATATCGAACGCGAGGCAGGGGGCGAGCCGATCGAAGGTAAGATCGCGATCGGGACAGTAGTTTTCGAACGAGTAGATCATCGCAAGTGGGACGGGTCTACCGTTCCTGAAGTTATCCTCTGGCCCTGGCAGTTTTCCTGGACCATGCCTGAGGCTGAGAAGTTGGCGCCCTATTACAAAAAACAGGGACCGCTCTATTACATGGAAGCCGTCAAGATCGCCTCCAACTGGGACGAGGAATACAAAAAGAAAACGTCCCTGCAGGTCTGCTTTGGAATAGCTGCCGGCATGCTCAAGGGAGAAATTCCCCGTGATCCAGACCTTGCGGCCGTTCATTGTTGCCAGTACCTCAACCCGAAAGTAGCAGCATCGACAAAAAAGAAGTGGGAAGCCGCGGGCATGACCGTAATCAAGGCAATCGGCAAACACGAATTTTTCAAAGAGGCATGAAATGGAAGTGAACCTTCTACCCGGAGATGTTTTCGCAGCTTCTAACCCGAACGGTTTAGGCAAGGCTATCTGTCTCGCTGAAAAACTCAAGAGCCTGGACGGCAAGGCCGAGTATGGGCATACGGGGATTATCCAGGACGCGAAGGGCAAGACCTTGGAAGCGGTCTGGACCATCGCCGAGCAGAGCCTGTTTGAAGCCTACAAGGGGGACAGGGTTTTAATCGCCCGCTTTGCCGGGAGTGAAAACGCATGGACGCTGCGGAAAGGATTTGAGGCGGTCTGCCCTTTGAAAAACCGCATGTATCCTTTCCACCGTCTGTTGCTTCACGCGATCGGCCTGGCTCGCTGGATCCACTGGATGAAAACTCCGGTATGCAGCGAGTTGACGGCCATGTTCCTTGTGAATACGGGAGTGCCGATGTCTTTCGGCGGCAACTATTGGGGAATCACGCCGGACAATCTTGTGGACGAGTGGCGGATTTCAAAACATTTCGACATTATTTTTGAGGGGGAAATCTGATGGAAAACTTGGAAAAAGAAATTCAGCTTTTAGAGAGAAAACTGGAACTCCTAAAACTCATAAAAGAGGCACAGGATCAGATTCAGGTTGCCCCGCAGCCAATTTATGTTCCCTATCCGGCATATCCTATATATCCATCCTACCCCTTGAATCCTGTTTGGGAAGAACATCCCTATACGGTATGGACGGATAAAACGACAGCGGGAAATGTGCAGTTTTCTTACACAAACTGAAAGGGGAATTGAAATGAATCTCGACAAAGAGCCGCGGCAGATAGGAATTGCGACTATTTTAATCCTGTTTATTTACATTCTGTTTTTTTCCGGCTGCGCCTTCGCGCCCCTGTCCTCACGCATGGGCGAGCAGACCGGCAAAATGTACCAGAAAGCCTATGACCGGGGCATGCCGAGCGCGGAGCAAATAAAAAAATCATGGCCTTTCATATCCGGGCTTATCAAAGGCACATACGGAGTCGACTTTGAACTGGCGCTCACGGTCGATCTGCAGCGCACAATCAAGGCGCTTGACGAACTGGCGCTCAAAGAGACCCTTAGGGACGAGGACAAGGGCAGGATCATCGGTTCTGTCAATCGCCTGGAATACCTCGCTGGCCGGGAGTTTTACGATAAGTACGGAACAACGATTCTGAGCCTTATCAAAACGATGCTCCTATAGAGGTGATGAATGGACCAGCTCAACGACATTATTGAGCGCGTGAAGGACCTGAAAACGACCGGCATGGGAATCCTGATTATGGTCGGCGGGGCGTTTAACGACATGGGCTACTCCATCGAAATCGATCCTCAGACCATGAAGGTCCTGCTTTGGGTCGGCGTGGGCGTTGCCTTTATCCTGTCCGGCGGCAAGAAGAAAAAGGAAGGATAAAAGCTCTGGCGATGAAAACCAAGCTCATCATAGTCGGTTCAGCTCCATGTGTCGCCGGAGATCTCGCCGATATCAAAAACCATGAGGAATACGACTTCATGGCCATCGGCCTGGATGCGATCGACAAATATCCCGGGCGGATTAAATTTCTTACGACGTATCACCCCGAGGACCTCGTTCCCGCCCTGGAAAGGCGAGAGGCCGCGGGCGGTAATACCGATTATATAACAATCTCGTCCTTCGACGAGATCGGGAATGATAAATTCAAAGTCGATGTCATCATCCGGCATGAGCCGCCGTCCGGATCCAGCGCCCTCCATGGCGCCCTGGCCGCGGTCCGCGTCTTTGATTACGAAAAAGTGATTCTTGCCGGCTGCCCCCTGGAGGGCCAGAACGCGAAGGGAATCGACTACAACAAACAATTCAGCAGGGGATGGGAAGTACATGCCCCCAAACTGCAGGGAAAAGTCAGATCAATGTCCGGATGGACACGCTGTTTTTTAGGCGGACCGACAAAGGAGTGGCTCAATGGATAGTCTCGCAATGGAATGGAAAAAACGGTTTGAAAATGTTTGGGATCCCAAAGGCCAGGGCAAATACAGGCTCGGATCGCCGGGGGAGCGCCTGGTCCCCCTGTTCTGCAATTACGTTAAGCCCGGCCAGGTCATAAACGAATACGGCTCCGGCACAGGAAGGGCCGTCATGGCGATCCGCGAGCACGGCAGTTATAAAATCAATATGGTGGATATTGCGGAAAACGCCCTCGAGGACGCCGCGAAAGGTAAGTTGGGAGACGACCTGAGCCTGACCATCTCCCCGCTCTGGCAGCTGCCGCAGGATTTCCCGCGTGCCGACTGGGGATATTGCATAGACGTCCTGATGACCGTTCCCCCCGAGAAGCTCGACGACATCCTCGCCGAGATCCGGAGGACCTGCGAGAGCCTTTTCTGCCAGGTGTACGACTGGCCGGACGAGCGCTTGGGGATCGACTACACGACAATCAAGGAAACCCCGGAATGGTGGGAGGCGAAGCTCAAGCAGTATTGGCCCAGCGTGCAGCGACTGGAAAGCCCCGAGCACAAAAGGCGATACATATTTGTGTGCACGGCTGAAAAGGTTTCGGAACTGGGGACCATAGCCGCCCTTCGCAATGCCTATAAGGGACAAGTCGCCTGGATAGTGGGACGTGGCCCCTCGCTGCTCAACGCTGCAAAAGAGATATTCGGGACGGGCCCCGTCATCGTCCTCAATGAGGCCATAATCAATATAGCCAGGCTGGACCTCCCCAATGACGTCTACACTCTCTGGCGCAATGGTGATGTACTTCCGGACCTGCCGAAGTATGGCGCCGCCATGATCCTCTGCGACAACCCGGTTGCCCCGGATCCGCCTTCGTCGACTCAGTTCAAGGATTACCGCCTGCGCTACACATTCGAATGCCAGCGGGATCTGGGCTGTGTCCCTTCGGATACATTCAGCATGAAGGCGGCGCTCGAGATAGCGTTCCTGTTTGGATGCGACCAGGTCAACTTCATTGCCTTCGATACCTGCACGATCGGAGATGTCCGGACCATACTGGATAAAGGGTTTGTCCAGAGCGAGCATGTGCCCGGCGCCTACAACGAGCAGTGCGATGTCGTCAGGAAGCGCCTGGATCAGCTGAAGCTGAAAGTTGAATGGATCACGCCAATAAAGAAGGCCGGCCCTCTCAAGCTAAACCTCGGTTGCGGCGAACTGCTCAAAGAAGGCTATGTGAATATCGATCTGCATTACCCGGGAGCCGACGAGAAGATGGACGCCCGGGCCCTGGGCTACAGTGACAACTCTGTCGACGATATCTACTCTTCCCACCTGCTCGAGCACTTTGGAAAATACGAGGTGCCGGCCGCTTTAAAAGAATGGTTCAGGGTACTGAAGGTCGGGGCGTCCCTTAACATGCTGCTCCCCAGCCTGGAATGGTGCCTCAAGAACTGGCTCGACAACCCGAAGGACCGGGAGGGGTTTGCCCTTTCCACGATATTCGGGCTGCAGACGAGCGAGGGCGAGTTTCACAAGACAGGATTCACCAAGGACAGCCTCAAGCGGCTCCTGAAAGACGCCGGCTTTTCCGGGATCAAGATCACCGATACCTGGTCGCATGCCCAGTCCTGCTTCCTGGTGACGGCCGTCAAGAAGGATGAGGTAAAAAAAAAGATTTCGTAACGGTGATCACCCCGACGGGTGACCGGCCGTTTGCTTTTGATCTTTGCCAGCGATGGATGCTCCGTCAGACCAGGCGCCCGGACCAGTGGATAGTGATCGACGACGGAAAGACCCCGATGAAACCTTACGCGGAAATGGAATACGTGAGACGCGAACCGAAAACGACAGACCCGAAATTCACCCTGGGGGTGAATTTGGCCGCGGCTATTCCGCTCATCAGGGGAAACAAGGTCCTCATCATGGAAGACGACGAATGGTATGGGGCCAGGTACGTGGAAATAATGACTGATAAACTTAATCAGGCTGAAGTGGTCGGCATCGGCTGTTCAAAGTATTACCACATCGGCGTTGGCAAATACATCAAGCACAACAACATGGACCATGCATCCCTGGCGCAGACGGGGTTCAGGTCCTCTTTCATAAATGAATTCATCTCCTTCCTGGAAGGGAATCCGTTCATCGACCTGAGGATCTGGAAGGCGATCGGCAAGAGAGGGCTCATCTTTACAGACCACGATATCGAGTCGCTGTACTGCGGCATCAAAGGCCTGCCCGGGCGAACCGGCATCGGTTCGGGGCATAACCCGAAAGTCTCGGGGTATCTCCCGGATCCCGGGGGCACGATATTTCGATCATGGGTTAAAGATCATGAAGTTTATCAAGGAATTCAAGGAGGGTTAAAATCATGAATAAACTGTTTGCGATTTTAGACGGAAACAGAATTCCCGTGAGCGGATTAAATGCCCCGGATCATACTGATTTGCTGCACCTGACTGCAAACGTGGCCAAAGAATACACGATTCCGGCGGGGGCCAAAAATGTCTACCTCAGTGCGACGGAGAATATCTTTGTGAAGATCGGCGGCGCCGCTTCCATCCCGGAAACGGATGTCCTGGACGGGTCCGCTCCCGAACTGAACCCGGGCTTGAGAACGCTCGCTGGCGCAACCGTTGGATTCATATCTCAATCCAACTGCATAGTGACCATCAGCATTTATAATTGATCGTTATCCAGGAGGTAACATGATGAGACAGTCTCTGAAAAATACAATCATGGCGGTCTTCCTGATCGTGTCTTTTTTGATTTTCATGAGCTCCATGGCTCTCGCCCAGTATTCCAATCCGCCGAAGGGTAGTGGAAGCGGGGGCGGCACGCCCTCCGACACCAACCCCGCGATGAACGGTACAGCGGCTGCAGGTACCGGGACGAATTATTCCCGCAGCGATCACGTGCATCCGACCGATACGTCGAAGCAAGATGCCCTGACACTTCCGGCAAGCCCGGCAGAGGGCCATATCGTGACGTGGGGAGCAAATAATAAGTCATTGGGTGATGGCGGTGACTTGGCTCCTGATAATTCCACGGCGAATCATATCCTGAAAAAAGACGGTTCTGGAAATATCGCCGATGCCGCGGCCGGTGATTTCCCGACTCTGGATCAAGTCCCGACGGCGACGGTCAGCAGTGGGGATATTACCGTCACGGCCAACAACGCTTATGTGATCTGTACGACTACCTGCAACATAACAGTGAAGGCACCGGCGGCGGGCGTTCAGCTCTGTGCCCGCAATGCTCCTGGGTCTGCCACTGTAATCACTCTCGTGAACATGGGAGCCGGGAAGTATTACGAGAAAACGGACAATTCGGCATGGGCAACGGCAAATCAAAAACTCGTGTCCGGCGGAGTTGCCACGGACAAGATCTGCATTGTGGGCTATGATGCGACGCATTATGCAACTATGAGTTCGACCGGCACCTGGACCGATACCGCGCCATAAGGAGGGCCGGAACATGATAAAGCGAATCCTTTTGATCCTGGCGATTATTATCGCCTGCCCGCTGCCACAGTATCCGTCCCCACCGGTCGGAGCCGCAATGTTGCACGGAATCGTCGGGCAAAGTTCTACCGCATCTGTAGCGACCGATTCCTGCACCGGTGGAACGGGTCTTTTGTTCTCCTGGCATTTCGAAAATACAGACGTAACCGCGGGCGGAGTGGCCGGTGGCGTTAATAATGGCTGTTCGTCCGGCGACACGACGGCCGCGGCGCAATCATCGGCCGCGCTCAACACCGACTTGTATAAGGATGGAGCGAAAGCCGGCGACTTCCCAACATCGGGCGATTATTTCACCTTTGATATATCCAGCGAGGACATAGTTAATAGTGCCGCCGGGACATTAGATTTCTGGATTTATATTCAGGCCCAGGTCACGGGTAACTCTATATGGTACGCACGCAATTCCACTTTCGACGCCAACAACAATATCTCGATACAAATGTATGATGCAGGATCGAATCCGCAAATAAGACTAATCCACAAGGCGGGGGGTACATCAAGAGTCGCGGCAACGGCGATCTCCGGTGGATTTCCGACGGGCGCTTGGTATCGTGTAATCGCGAAGTGGGACACTACATCCCATAGCGGCAATTACTCGCAAATCTGCGCGGATACTACGACCGGGACATCAAACTGTGGCAACAATACCTCGGCACTCGGGACCTGGGCGGGGACCTTAAATCAAATGAGAATCGGAAACGATCAATCGGGAGCGACTGATTTTCACATTGAAACCATGAAAATTCACGGGAGCTGGCAATGAAGAAAACCTTACTTTTAATATTGGCTTCTCTGATATTTATCGAGCCATGCAGTGCCGCTATACACATAGCGGCCACCTGTGAGAACAAGGCCGGGCAAACCGATGTGCAGACGGCTGTTAGCGCAGCTGCTGCAGGAGACACTGTCTATGTGCCATCTGGAGCATGCTCTTGGACATCAACCGTAACGGCGCAACTCGGCATTAAAATCATGGGTCCAGGTCCGGCCCTACTCACCATCACAAATAACATCGGGTCTGGCGAGGGCCTTTTCTATTACAACCCCGCGGATTTTTCACTTGATCAGCATTTCAGGATCTCGGGCTTTACGTTCGATCTGAATGACCTGGGCCACGGGATAGTCCTGGGTCCGAAAAATGGGACGCACGGCGGCAGTATAATACCGCAGACCAATATTCGTATCGATCACAACACTTTCAAAAATGCGACTCTTGTCGGCTCTCACGTTGGAATCTATGTCCATTGGGGCATGTACGGAGTTGTCGATAATAACATCTTTCAGTGCGCCTATTCGGCACGTCATGACGGATTCCTGGCTGGCTCCTATTGGTGGGAGAGCTTCACCTGGACACCCGGAACTAAATACGCCATGTATTTCGAGGATAATATCTTTGAGGGCGATACGACGACTATCACAGACGGCCAGGCAAGTGGCGGGCCGTACGTTATCCGCTATAATTCAATAACCCTGGGGGGAAACCCAAATCCCCTGATTGATGCACATGGAAATTCTAACTATGGCACCGGTAAAACAGGTGCGACTGATGGGATGTATTCGACGATCGGTGCCGAGATTTACGGAAATGATGTACTGCTGAACTCGAAAACCCTTTACCTGTTTTTTCACCAGCGCGGCGCAAAAGCCCGAGTTTTCTTTAACCGCACGGATGGGACAAGTTTCGCGGTCGGCAAGCCGACTGAGGAGTACACCGATGACGAGGAACCGCTCACGAATCCCGCCAAGATCCAGCACGTCAATGATTCCTATTACTGGTCAAATCGCCATATCGGAGGCGCCGGCGGGGAGGGTACTGTCAATCCAACTTCAACCAGCTATACATCTACCGGAGTGGGCGATACCTATATTGACAAGGCCGACGACGGAAACGCCTGGACGACGCGCTACGGCGTGCGCATAACTTCGGGAGCCGATAACGGCGACTTTCGCCAGGTCGATGAAGGCTCGACAAATACAAGGGTCCCGGTTGTCTCGGCATGGACCATAAATCCCTCGGTCGGCGACACCTTTAATGTCGTCGGCGATTGCTGCAATCAGATCGTCCCGGATGTGACCTATTGGAAAACTGCAGCAACTTTTACCGGGGTGTCAGGTGTTGGCTGCGGGACCTTGGCCGCCAGACCTGCGACCTGCATAGCTGGCGTGGCTTATTGGGCAACAAACCAGTCATGCACCGATTTGGCAGGGGTGGTTGGGCGCAATCCATCGACGCCGATCGCGGGCACTCTTTATAAGTGCACGGCGACAAATACCTGGACTGTATACTATGAGCCTTATGAATACCCGCACCCATTGAGAGCCAGATTACAAAAATATGCGCCTTTTAATAGATGATTATCTGGAGATAAAGCCTTTAAGGCTCAGCGACAGGAGTAAAAAATGTACTGCACTCTCGACGACATAAAGAAGCTGCTCCCTGAGGAAATCATCATCCAGCTCACGGATGACGAGAACCTGAAGCCAACAGCCATTGATCCTGAAAACGAGGCGCATGCCCCTATCATTGGCCGGATAAATGAGGCCATCGAAACGGCTGATGCGGAAATCGATGGCTACTGCGCTGTGAAATACGCCGTGCCCCTTGCGACCGTGCCGCGACTGATAACGGGGCTTTCCGTGGAGATCGCAATTTACTATCTCCACGCCAGGCGCACGATCCCGGAAGATATTCAAAATCGCTATGACCGGGCCATCTCTCGCTTGAAGGACATCGCCAAGACAGAGCATGACATGGGGGCTTATCCGTATTCCGCCAATGCGAAATATGCGCCATTTGTCAAATAAATAGTCCTTTCAGGAAAAACAGAATGAACGCTCGAGACATAGCTGCAGCCCAGATTCAGAATGCATACGAAACATTGGGAGATCCAATTTATTACAATGGATCGACTGAGAGCATCCTGGCGATCGTATCTTATGGGAAGGGGTCCGAATACAAGGGATCCGATATATCCGCCGTACGGGCAACAATAAGGGTCCAGGTGAGCGATGTTTCTGAAGTTGAGGACAACCATACCATTCTCATTGGCGCAGTAAGCTGGGGGGTCGTCGCAGGCGATTACAGCCTTTCGTCCAGCGGCCTGGAGTGGATTATAAATATTAACAAGGTGGATTGAGCAGATGCCGGAAGTCTTTGTAAATTCAAATCAGGGTGAAATAGGCCTCGACGATTGGGGCGAGCTCCTCGCCAGATTCCCCCGGCATTCACCACGCGCGCTTGCCTCATCTCTCAGATCGGAAGGCTACCGCCTGCAGCAGATGATCAAAACAGCGATCCTGTTGGGCGGAATAGCCGAAGCAAAGCTCGATCCTCTCCATCCGCACACCCTGGCCGTCCGAGCTTGGGAGAGACGTGCAAGGCAGCGGGCGGCCAGGCGTGCGAAGGGAGTCAGGGTCCGGAAAATAAAAAGACTGGAGCACGTCGAGGTAAACCCGGGCGGGATCCGGCCGCTCCGGAAGCTTGCCGGCGGTACCCGCTATGAATACAACGATTCGGTCAAGACGGTCACGATCGGTTTTTTCAAGATGCCCTGGAGGGAGATCGCAGAGCAGCATGCAACTGGTTTCAAAACTCCCGTTAACAACAGAATGCGCAAGATGATGTTCGCCGCGGGATTCCCCCTTGCGAAGGGAACCCAGGAATTGACCGTTCCGGCCAGGCCTGTTGTCGGTCCGATTTACAAGCGCGAAAAGGACAATATCATCCGGAACGTGCAGGACAAGACTATAACCAATATATACCGATACCTCACGGGTAAGTCCCAGGGGTTCGATAAACAGGAATCGAAGTTGACAATATGAGCGAGTCGGCAATCAGGGCACAGATACAGGACATCATGGAAGGCGTTTCCGGAATTGGAGTCGTTCACAAGTATGAGCGATACAGCAAATCCATCCCGAAATTTCTATCCCTTATGACTCATGAGGGAAAAGTGAACGGCTGGACTATTCACCGCCAGGAAACCCCGTCAGAGAGGATCAGTAACCCCGCCGTCGAGCGCTACCATCTTTTTGCGATATCCGGCCTTTATGAGCTGGATGATGAGGCGGGATCGGAAGAAACCTTTCAGGCCCTCCTGGAAGCTCTTGTCCAGGCTTTTCATGCGAACATTACCCTTAACGGGACCGCGGTTAAATGCGATCCGTTATCGATCGATGATGTGGATACAGACTTATACGGCCAGCAATTATTCCACACGGCCGCCCTGAGCTTAAGAGTCCATGACCGCGAATACTATTAATCAAGAATAAAGGAGGAAACGCCATGTTAAAGGAATTGAACCAGCTTGCAGCCAAGATCGAAACCGTGGAAGGCACTGCGGAAACGCTGGCCGGCGCCGATGCCATCCTCGTTCGGAGCTTCTCTTTCAAGCCGAATGACCAGATGAATAAGCGGCCTATATCGAGTTCATCTCTTTCCAAATATCCGGCAGTGCCCGGGCTCCGTTCCGCAGCAATAGAGTTCGATGTCGAGCTGCGCGGATCCGGGAGCGCCGGCACCGCCCCGGAATTCGGAAAACTCCTGAAGGCCTGCGGGTTCGCGGAGACGGTCGTGGCTTCTCCGGCATCGGTCACGTACCTGCCCACAAGCCTGCGTGGCGGGACTCCAGTCTCCGTCCCGACACTTACCTTGGGCGGATACGTCGATGGCATTCTGAAGAAGATCTGGGGCGCCAGGGGCGATGTTTCTCTCAAGCTTAAAGTCGGCGAACCGGGCCTGCTGCATTTCGCTTTCACCGGCGCCGATTACAGCGTAACCGACGAAGCCATGCTTTCTTCCGGCCTGAGCTTCCAGACGACGATCCCGCCGATTTTTGCCAACGCCACTTTTGGGATCGGCGGTTACTCGCCTTCGATGAATGCCATGCTCGAAAACCTCGAGTTCAAGCTGAACAATAAAGTAACGCTCCGTCCGTCCGCTCATTATTCAAGCGGTCACCTGAGCGCCCAAATAACCGACCGTGATCCCTCTATGAGCTTCGATCCGGAGATGGTGCCGGTCGCTACTCATGATTTTTACGGGATCCTCCGGGCCGGGACAGAGGCAGCACTTTCCCTGGTCCTGGGGTCGGTAGCCGGAAATATAATTACCATCACAGCCCCCAAGGTCCAATATGGTCCTATTAACCCGGGCGATCGTAACGGTATTGAAACCCTGGGCATCGACTGCCAGCTGAACAGGAACGCCGGTGACGACGAGCTGTCAATCGCGCTCACCTAAACGAGGAGAATATGGACCCCAAAAAATACACAATCAACGGCAAGGGATACATCCAGAAACCCCTTGTTCTTGGCCAGATGGACCAGATGATGAATATCCTCGAGGGAGTGAAGCTCACAGCCTTGACGCCCTTGGCAATCATTCAGGCGCTCGGGGGGAGGCTGCCAATGGCTGCGGCCATCGTGCTCATCCCGGAGGGAATGAAGATCCGTGACAAGGACCTGACAGCCATAGAGGATGAGTTTGCCGAAAACCTCGAACTCGAAACGGCCCTGGAGGTGGCCGCCGATTTTTTGTCCTTCAATCCCCTATCTTCGATATCAAGCAAATCAAAGATGCTGATAAACGGGATATGGGAGATGCTGCCGAAGATCTGGAAGAAAGCTGGATTAAAGAGCTCCTGATGGAGCTTTGCGCAGGTGATATCACCAAACGGGAATGGGTCTACTGGAACGTAATCGTAAAAGACGGGATCGATTGGTGCCGCTATAACACGCGGCGCCGCTACGAGTGGCTGGAGATCTTGAATGAACTCTTCAAAGCCGATGATCCAAAAAAGAGAAAACAATGCCGCAAGCCCGATGTATGCGCCATGTGCCGGAAACGCTGCCGGCAGCGGGAGGCGCGCTTTCAGTCTCATTGAGGAATTGAGTAATGGCAGATAACCAGGTCCTTATCCAGATCCGTGGCGACGTCGCCGACATCAATGCCAAATTGGCCGATGTGACTAATTACGTCAAGAAGATGTCGAGCGAAGTTGAGAAAGGCAGGAATTCCTGGCAGATGATGTCGGCAGGGATTGCCGGAGCGATCTATATATACGATCAGGTCAAGGCAAAGCTTGCCCAGGTTGTGCGTCCACTCCTTGATATGGCTGATGCCGCCGGCGCCGCCGAGACCGCGGAAAATAAACTCAGGGCCACAATGGCCGCCCACGGGATCGCGACGGATGACCTGGTCAAATACTACAAGGACCTCGCCAGCGAATACCAGGATCTGACCATATACAGCGATGAGCAGATCATAGATATGGAGCGCATGCTTACCCAGGCGGGTGTCATCCCCAGCAAGATGAAAGACGCCGTCGACGCAACGACCCAGCTGGCTGCGTCGGGAATTGAACTGGACGGTGCGACAAAGGCGGTAGCAGCTGCCCTCGAGGGGAACTACAGGAGCCTTGGCAAACTGATCCCGGCATTCCGAAATGCATCAAAGGGCAGCATGTCATTTTCCGATGTGCTGCGCCTGATCAGGGAATATACGGGGAACGTAGCCCAGGCGGAGGCGGAAGGTTACAGCGGAAAAATCAAGCGAATGGCGAACTCATGGGATGATCTCAAAGAGGTCCTTGGCGGGCACATAGTCCCTGTCCTGAAAGATATGATCGACCTCACCATCAGGGGCATTCATGCAATAGAGGAAATGTTCGGGGTCCAGACGCTTGCCTGGAAAAAGAAAGAACTGCAGTACCTGAACGAAGCGATCGCCCAGGCTGAAAAAGACAGTAAAGCATTCGAATCCGGTAAGGAAGAGGATAAAGTATTCGGGGTTACCACGCAGGGATTTAAGGGAATGGGCCTGGAGGAAATGCAGGCGCGCAGGCTCGAGCTCGAAAAGCAGATCGGCGAGGAGCAGAAAAAGAACGAAGAGGCCGCAAAGAAAGGCGACAAGAATTTCATCAAGCCGAAAATCGACAAGGATGCCGACCAGAAGCTCCGGGAGGATTGGGAGAAGACGGTCCGCGAGCTGAATGCCGATATAGCCAAAGTCGACCTGCTTCCTTTTGACCAGAAGCTGATTGAGATAGACAAAAAGGCCGAGGACCTGCGGGCCAAAGCTGAAAAGCTGCCGACCCAAAAGGAAATAGACGAGGCCAAAACGCTTATCGACAAATGGGTTGAGGCGGCCCAAGGGAAGGAATCGACCGACCAGGCCCGCGAAGACTTCGAAAAGATGCTGAAACTGCGGGAGACGGCGGAGAAGAGTCAGGAGGAGCGCGCCAAAAAACTCAAAGCCCTGCGCGAGGGCGAGATCAACCAGCGCCTTTCCGAACTCGACCTGGCGGAAAAGGAGGGCACTTTTCACCGCGACACCCTGGAGGAAAGGATCCAGCTCATGCAGGAGCTGGAAGTGATCCAGGAGGACTATCTCGAGACCCTGGACAAATCAAAAGACCCGTCTTCCTGGTACGCTCAGAAGAACGCTGTGGACCAGACGCGGATGAAAATCATAGAGCTGCGGACCGAGATGCAGCCGGTTTTTGAAAATCTCCGGAAGTACGCCGACGAAGCCACGGATGTCTGGAAAAACGTCGGGACCGCCGTGTCAAATGTTTTCAAGAACATGGAAGACCAACTCACCGAATTCGTGGTCAACGGGAAATTCAGCTTTACCGATTTTGCGAACTCGGTCATTCGCGACCTGGTCAGGATTGCAATTCAGCAATCCATAACCGGGCCTGCAGCGAAGGCAATTTCCGAGTTTGATTGGGGCAGTTTATTTGGATCGGAATCGGAAGCGGGGTATGCGATCGCACCGACCGGAGCAACGGGATACGGCGGCACGGCCGGAGGTTATCATGCTGGCGGCACAGTAGGCGGCAGACCTGCCTTTTTCCGTATTGTCCCGTCATCGGCGATTATGGATGCTCTTCCGCGCCGGCATGGCGGAGGCCTCGCGTCCGACGAACGCTTGACCATCAACAAAGTCGGCGAGCGCTATATAACCGAGGAGCAGAACGCCTGGCTGAGCGGCCTTGCCGCGATGATGCAGAAAGGCGGCAGTGACAACCGTTCGGAAGTGAATGTCTATGTCAATGTCAATAATAAGAACGGGTCCGATGTTCAAGTCTCCGAAGCACGCGAAACCAACCAGGATCTCGAAATCGATGTGATGGTCGATAATGCAGTCGCTAAAAAAATGTCAACGTTCGGATCGGTGTCCAATAGAACACTCCGTCAGAATTTCGGAGCAAAAGAAAGGTTGACCGGAAGATGAGCGTGCCCGCATGGCCCGAAACCCTGCCTCAATACGTTTTTATCGAGGGCTACAACCAAGCCTTTCCCGACCTGCTTCAGAGGACGAATATGGAAGTGGGCCCCGCCAAGGTGCGTCGCCGCAGCAGTTGCGGGGCAGCTCCGCTCAACTGCATCACATATCTCACGGATGATCAGTTCGAAACACTTGATGATTTTTACAATGACACCCTGTCTGCCGGCGCCCTGCGGTTTGCCTGGCTTCATCCTGTATATGAGACTGCAGTTGAAATGCGCTTTACGAAGGTGCCCGCATGGGTCAGGGAGGGCAAAGACCTTAAAGTTACAATGATCCTGGAGATCCTGCCTTGACTGAGGTATCCCTCAATTTCCGTCAATCTGCGTATGCGGCCGAAACCGGCCGGGTCCTTATTGCGCTGATGACCATCACGCACGACTCCCTTGCCGTGCCTATCTATATCAGCTCCGATCCGACTCAGCGCCTTACCGAGTATACGACAGATGCCGAGGTCATCTATGGGACGGTTTCCCGGGGCATTAATTTCATATTCCTGCCGGTCCGAATCAAACTACCCGACGATAGTGTCGACGGCCCGGGCGAGATGACATTGGAGATCGACAATGTGCACCGGCAATATACTGAGACTATCAGGTCGATTTCCAGCCCTCCGACGTTCAATGTTGAGCTTGTCATGGATGATGCGCCCGATGTTGTGGACGCCTCCTGGCCTGAGTTTCTTATGACCAATGTCAGATATGATGCCAGCTTGATAACTGCAACCCTCAAGCTTGAGATGCTGGAAAGGGAGCCTTTTCCCTCCGGCAGCTTTTCACCGTCTTATTTCCCGGGACTGTTCTGATGTGGACCGATAATTACATAGGGATGCCTTTCAAGTGCGATGGCAAAGACCGGACTGGACTGGATTGTTGGGGGTTGGTTGCGCTCGTTTACAAAGAGCAGCTTGGTATCGAACTGCCGCTCTATAAAGGAGTGTTCACCGATTTATCCCAGGCCTGCCTTCGCCGCGTGGCCGCCACGATGAAATATGAGCGCCGGAAGTGGCATGAGGTAAAGGATCCTCAATTATATGACGTAATCATGCTCAGGAGCGGTGAATATGCCTGGCATGTAGGCCTGGTGATCAACAAGAGGGAAATGCTTCACGTTGAGGTTGGGATAGATTCAGTGGTTGAAGAATTTACCGGCCGCCAATGGAAGGATAGAATAGAGGGTTTTTACAGGTATGCAAGGTAAGGAAGTCATAATATCGCCGAAGATGTTTTCTGCTCCCAAAGTCATGATGGTCGAGCACGGCATGACTTTGCGGCAGATTGCCAACCAGATGTACAATGCCTCCGACATCCCCCCTTCCTGCCGGACTTACGATCTAATAATTGAGGTAGACGGCGAGCCGATCGGGCGGGACCGCTGGGATATTGTCCCCGATGTGAAATCCCATGTGCTGATTAATGTGCCCGTACATGGAAATGGAAAAAGCCCGCTGAGGACGATCCTGTCGATCGTTGTTGTGGTGATAGCCACTTTTGCCACCTGGTACCTCGGCGGTGCTGGTGGAGCTGCAGCAGCTGGATGGATGGGGGCCGGAGCACTAGGGAGTTACTCCGCTCTAGCGGGGGTTGCTATATCAACGGCCGGAATGATGCTTGTCAATGCTATCGCCCCGATCCGCCCGGGCGATTTGTCTGCCGCCTCTTCGCAATACTCTGACAGCCCCACGTATTCACTTTCCGGGGCCAGTAATGTATCCAATCCGTTCGGGCCTATCCCGGTTGTATTGGGCATACATAAGCAATATCCTCCTTATGGGGCGAATCCTTATACCGAGATCCTGGGGAATGATGAATACCTGAGGATGCTCTTTATTTGGGGTTATGGTCCGCTCAAAATCGAGAACATAAAGATCGGGGAAACCCTGCTCAGCAGTGATGGAAATACCGTTGATGGCCAGTATGATGACGTGGAAATCGAAACCGTGGAAGGCCGGGACGGGGATCCCGACCTCACCCTGATTCCAAATATTGTTTACCAGGACCAGATAGGGGTCGAGCTTATTCAGGCGGACGGCCGCTTGATCAGGACGGCACGCCCAAACGTCGATGAACTCAGCATAGATATAGTTTGCCCTCAGGGATTGGCCCTGATCGACGATAACGGCGCCCGTGTAAATTTCACTGTCATGGTGCTGGCCGAATATCGAGAAGTGGGAACATCGGAATGGACCCCGCTCACGATCGTCAACAATGTCGGCATTAATGCGCAAAGTATGCATATGGCCGGTCTTTCTGATGGCACATACAGCTTTTACGCGCATAAAACCGGATATATCACCCGTGCTGCCGGTACAGCGGAACAGACGGATTATTATCGCATTGCAGAAGCGGTCATCGAAACTCAAGATTATGGGGATCTCCAAAAACAGGTTATTACAAGCCTCACGGATCTCGCTCCGGCCGGAACAACTGGCCTGGAAACAACGCTTGTGGGGGATTTAAGCGTGTTATTTGCCGCCGGCACCGTTGAGGGATATGTCTGCACAATCAAGGCATCCGGAAGCACTTATTCAGCCTTGAGATATGGATACCGCTGGACAGTCGACCGTACAAAGCAATATGAAGTTGCCATGTCGCGGGTGACCGCCGACCAGGGGAGCACGACAATAGTGGACACCGTTTACTGGTCGGTTCTCAGGTCCTTTATCAATGATCCTCCAGTGACCTATCCTTTTCCCCTGGCGATGACGGCCGTCCGGATCCGGGCGAGCGGTCAGCTGCAGGGCATCATCGATAACCTCAGCGCGACCGTATCGAGTTATGCGCCGGTTTGGGACGGCTCGCAATGGACCGGAGAAGCCGTCACGCAGAATCCGGCCGCCCTGTACCGACTCGTCCTGATGCATCCGGCAAATGCCCGGCCCAGGTCTGCAACGCAGATCAATGACGCCGTCCTGGGTGACTGGAATGATTCCTGCGTCACCAATGGTTACAAGTTCAATATGATCCGTGATTACAGGTCCAGCATCTGGGATGTGCTTGCGGATATTGCGACAGCCGGCCGGGCTGCCCCCAGCCTCAACGACGGGACCTGGGGGGCCATCTCTGATACGGGGACCCAGGCCGTTGTCCAGCATATTACGCCCCGCAATTCCTGGGGGTTCAGCGCGGAAAAAACCTTTTATGATAAACCGCACGCTTTTCGGGTCCAGTTCGTCGACGAGGACAATGACTACAAGACGAATGAGCGAATTGTCTATGACGACGGATACGACTCCTCGAATGCCACTCTCTTCGAATCGATTGAGTTCCCGGGAGTAACGGACCCTGACCTTATCTGGAAATTCGGAAGGTACCATATTGCACAGGCAAGGCTCAGGCCCGAGACGTACAGCGTTTACCAGGACTTTGAGCACCTGGTCTGCCGGCGCGGCTCAAAGGTTCGGGTTGCCCATGACGTGGTCCTGTGGGGCTCCGGCTGGGGGCGGGTGAAATCCCTCATAATAGACGAAGGCGATGCGACAAAGACGGCCGGAGTAGTCCTGGATGATAAGGTGGTAATGACATCCGGAGTATCTTACGGATGCCGTTTCCGCCTTGCAGATGCAGATAATACCAGCCTTGCTTTATCGGTTGTGACCGCCCCGGGGGAAACCGATACCCTGACTTTTCAGACATTGATTCCCACGACAGAAGGGCCCCAGGCTGGAGACATGGCCATGTTCGGTGAGACGGACCAGGAAACGGCCGAATGCCTTGTCAAAGGGATTGAGCGGGCATCTGATTTCACAGCCAGGCTGATCCTTGTGGACGTTGCTGCCGACATATACACGGCCGATACCGGCGCGATCCCGGAATTCGATTCAAATATCACTCAACCGATGGATGTCACGAAAGCCGCCCCGGGCGCTCCGTCCATTATCGGCATACAATCGGGAACTACCGCACTTGAAATACTAAACGGAGCGATCCGTCCCCGGATCCTGGTTTCCCTTTATCCTGCCGGGGGGTCGCTCAGGATATCAAAGTACAGGGTCAGATATCGCGAGCTCTGCACTTCGATCTGGTCTTTCTCGGAAACTCAGGCTGAAAACCTGACAGCGATAATTTCGGATGTGACTCAGAATTTGGTTTATGAAATCCAGGCCCAGGCGATCAGCATTTACGGAGTCGAGTCGGCCTGGTCGACCTTAAGGACGGAAACCGTGATCGGAGAGAGCGAAGTCCCGGCAAATGTGACGGGCTTTGCCTGCAATATTGTCGGTAACCAGGCCCATTTATCCTGGGACCCCAACACTGAGATAGACCTCGATTATTACAGAATAAAGCAATCTCCGGAGAAGACAGGGGCGCTCTGGAGTGCTGCCGTTGATGCGGTAGACAGAGTTGGAAAGCCCTCAACATCAATCACTCTTCCGGCTATCGTCGGATCATACCTCATAAAGGCCGTCGATTATCAGGGAAATGAAAGCGTTACGGCCGCAGTGGCCATAACCAGCATTGCCCGGGTTGCAAACCTTAATTTCGTCGAGGCCATGGAGCAGCCCGACTGGGACGGTACCGGGGATGGCGTGGCCTATATCGAGGATCTGGGCGGGCTCATCCTGGAATCCGCAAACGATCTTTACGACGCCGTCGATCTCTATGAGATACCGGAACTTTATGTCAACGAGTCACTCTTGGCTGAAGGCACTTATGAAATAGCGGACGTGATTGATTTGCAGGACATTTTTACCGTGCGGGCAACGGCGGCCCTGACCATTACCGGAACGGATCTCCTCTCCGATCTCTATTCGTTTGCCGACCTTTACAGCGCTGTGAACCTTTACGGAGTCGGAGAAGGCCAGTATTCGGTATCTCTGGAGATCCGCACGACACAGGATGATCCCGATTCTGCTCCGACCTGGACCGAATACCAGCGTTTTATTGTTGGGGATTACTCGGCGAGGGCTTTTCAATTCAGGCTGAAATTGACGGGAACGCCCCCGGGAATCACTCCGATCGTGCAAGCTGTCAGGGTCTCTCTCGACATGGAAGACAGGGTCGTCAGTTTCACGGCCACCGTCCCGGTTGCCGGTTACCGTGTTGTTTTTGATCCGGCTTTTTACGTTGCCCCCGAAGTCGGCTTAAGCGTCATCGATGGCCAGGAGGGCGATAATTACACTATTACGAATAAGGATGAAACGGGGTTTGACATAGCGTTCACGAACGCCGGTGTCGCCGTCGAGCGGACGATCTCAGGTATAGCAAAGGCATATGGATATCGCGAAGCAGCTTAAAATAAGGAGGACATTATGAGCCAGGTTACATCATACGTAGTGTCGGGATCCCCGCTGAATATGACGGGCCTGAAAGCGGAACTTGACGCTATGTTTGCAGCGGCAGTGAGCGCAAACCGCGGGGCATCGGCGCCGGACAACCCATTTGAGGGATTGTTTTGGTGGGATACCAGCGGTAATCCGACAGAGATATTGAAACGATATACGGTCACGGCGGGATGGATATCTTTGATATCCGTCAATATTACAACCGGAGTATTTTCGTTTGTCGGGGAGGCAAAGGCGACGCTCACGACCGCCGGCGATCTACTTTATGCATCTGCCGCGAATACGCTGGCCCGTTTGGCAAAGGGAGCGGCAAACCAGGTCTTACAGATGAATTCCGGAGCAACGGCCTTCGCCTGGACAACACCTTCTTTCATTGGTGTCCGGGATTCAGCCAGGGAATTGATCATAAAAAACAATGCATCTCATCCGACTTATCAAATAGATATCGATGCCGATGAAATGATATTGCAGGATTCCTCGGGGAATTCTGTAAGGGTTTCAGCGGTCGACCTTACTGTCGATATAACTGTCAGCGGTGCGAATGGCCTCGACACAGGATCCGAGGCCAATGATGAATACAATTTATTTGTAATATATAACCCGACGACATCCACAGTCGCAGGACTCCTTTCCCTCTCGGACAATGCCCCGACATTACCAGCGGGATATACATTCAAGGGATGGTATGGTGCAGTTTTCAACGTGGCGGGAGATTTTGTCAACTTCCATCAAAGCGGGAAGAGCGTAATCACGGCCGATGCCCATGCACTTACTGATGGGACATCAGCAGGCAGCATAGACTTATCAGCCTCAGTGCCCGCGAAAGCTAAGGTGGTATTCGGTTATTGTTCTGTATCGCACCCGACAGCAGGAACTTGTCTCGCTTCGTTATCAGCCGATGGAAATTTAGGGTACGTCTCTATTGCTGCTGAAATACCATCTGGAGTCGTCAGCACATCATCTCAGTTTCGGATTACTATGATTACGGCACAGCAGATTTATTATTCCTCGTACTCCAGCTCAGTGGTGAATGTGTATGTGACGGGATGGGAATATTAAAATGAGAAATTCAATCCGGCGCCAATCTTCTCGTTATTGTGGATCGTGGCGCCGGAGATTCCGATCCAGATGCCTTGCCAGTACGGACGGTATTTCGCCGGCAAGACGTGGGTTATCCCGACATGAGCCAGGGCCCCGGCCGCGAAGAACATATTGACCTGAGCCGTGTTCGGGTGGTCGTTGAACATGAGAGGGTCAAGCTCCCGCCAATCCTTTCCATCCCATTTCCAGTCATGCTTTGCCATCCAGCGGGTTTGCGCACAATCAACAGCGTGGAGCGTGAGCCAGGTCGCTTCCAGGGCCAGATCCTGTTTGGACCATTTGTCAAAAGCACAGGCATTTCCAGAGTTTAAGAAAAGGACAAGCAATAATGTTGCTGCAAGATGGCGGAAAAGTCTCTTATTTCGGCAGGTAAAAAATGTAGTAGCAACGTAGTAGCAAAGGGCATGAAAAAAGGGGCCGAGAAAAACTCGTAACCCCTTGATTTTATATGGTACCCCCGAAGTGATTCGAACACTTGACACCCGGATTAGGAATTCTACTTTCGATTTGCATGTTTTCTTAATCATTTCGATTCCTTATCCCCTGATCGGGTGTAGTAGCAAAATGGGCAATCATTCTGTAATAAACGGAAATGATTCACAATCTATGTAGTAGCAATCCGTAAATTAATTTTCCTTTCCTCTATGGAAGCGGGGATTTCAGATCATGTGTGGAGCTTGGAAGAAATAATTGAGTATCAAAATGCCTTTAGGGCAATGATCGCACTAATAAGAGCTAAACCAACAGCAAGTATGATTGGTATTGTCCATTTCATATTTTTTACTTCATGAGAAAGTTGTCCAACATTAGCACTAAGAGACCGTAGGGTTGTCAATACTTCCGATAAGGCCATTCCTTCATTCTCTGCTATAAATTCGATCTCCTCAGCACCTAATTCAAATTTATTCTGATATGCTCCGCAATATGGCTTTGTGGATGGTTCCTCTAATCTATGGAACTCAACAGATACCAAATCATCTTTATATGCAAGAGAAACAGGTTTTGGAGTTAGATTTGTGACCCCGATAATCAATTTTCCATGGAATCCCGGATCAATTTGCGGACCTGTTGTCGCAATTAATCCTTTGCGAGCATATTTTGACCGGAGTCCAAAGCGAGCTGCATATTGAGGACCGAGGCGAATCTCTTCTAAAACAGTGATTACACCGAAATCTCCGGGTTGCAGAAGAATGTATCCTGCCTCCCTGATATTCACGATTTTCTTTGTACTAGTGGTTGCGCCTTGTTCACCTACTCTAAAATCATAAGTAGCCGCCTGGACCTGAACTTCATCATACGGATGGATTAGGATGTCGCCTTTTTTGTACGCTTCCTCTATTTGCCTATTAGTAAGTATCATTTGAGTCCTCCAATTTAGGTGAGAAGCTTCGAGGGAACGGGGTGATTTAGTCAAAGCACACAGTATATAATAATTGTCAATAGAACAGTCGTTCTATGGTGTCAAGTGAGAAAATTAAAACTGACCCACTACCGGGTTTTCCCATATACTTTTTTACTGTGGGCCGGAAAATATTAGAACAAAATGGAAAATACTTGGATTTATTTGTTCGCAACTTGCTGAAATATCTAGAAAAAATCATGTTGAATATGTTTATACAGGGCTTCATTGGTGGTCTGACAACGATATACCGTATGGATATATTATTGTCAGACCATCGACATTGACAATATAGTTAAATCAATTAAAGAATTAGCCGTTACCATAAGTTTCGGTGAGCTCATGACATTTTATGCATAAGGCTTCACCATTAGAAGCAATATCCTTTCCGCCTGATCTCACTGATACTATGTGGTGTGCCTGCCATGCGCCACCATATCGCGTAAAAGTTTTGAAACAACGGCCACCATGATGCGGTGCATCATTTTTACCTTGATGTTGCCGATTGCATTGGCAGCGTCCACCAGAATTTTTGTAAATTTCATCTTTTACACTTTCTGAAAATGCCATAACAGGCCCTCCTTTAAGAGTTCATGAAAAAAGTGAAATGGAATGGAACCTACTATTTGGAAAAATGTGACATGAAAATTGAAACTGGATGAACTTACATATAACAATCAGAAATTTATGCAAGAACCTTTTTAGGATTCAAACTGACCTACTACCAATTGCCGAGGTTATTCATTCCATTTTAACTTATTCTTTTCCAGGATTTCGATTGCATACTGGATCCGCCAGGTAAAAATAATCATCATCGAGCATCGGTTTTGGGGGGGGCACAATTCATTCTCCTAGTTCCGTCAATTATTCTTTCGCTTGCTGTAAAAGACCTTCATCCGCTCGGTGATGAGCGCCCCGGCCTCGCGTAAATTGTCGAGGAATACCTGGGTATAATACTCTGTCGTGGAGATCCGCGCATGCCCCAGGAACTGCTGGATGATCCGCATGTTGACGGAGTGGTCCATCAGGTACTTGGCGATCGAGTGCCGGAAGATGTGCGGTGTCACCTTCTTTTTGACTCCGGCCCGGGCTGCGGCCCGGATCAGAGCCTTGCGGTAATTGACGATGGGTTTTTTCATGCGCGGGTTCAAAAAGATGGGGCCCTTTTTCACATCGGGGCTGATCGCGTCGAGGACCTCAAGGAGCATCTCGTTGACGGGCAGGACCTTGTACGAACCGCCCTTTTGCTTGACAGTAATCGTCATATTGCTGCGGTCGATATCCTCGCGGCAGATATTACGCGCCTCGGACTTGCGCAGCCCCAGGACGAACAGGCACAGGAAATAGCCCTTGTAAACAGGCTCAGCGGCCTCCAGGATGTTCATGCACTCGTCGAAGGTGAGCGGCATGGGGACCGGCCGCTTATAGGGAAGGCTCTCAACCTGGAAAGGACGATGGGTAATTCCATACTTATCTCTGCACCAGCGCAGAAAGCCGGATATGTAACTGAGCTCCTTGTTGATCGTCCGGTTTGAAAGGTCCCGGACGGGATGGACCCCTTTTGCCTTGCTCTTCGCGGTCACCTTCTCGGCCTTACGCATGGTTTTGTAAAGGGTGATGTGGTGGAGGTTAATATCTTTGATGACGACCTCGCCAAGGATCCGCTCGATGCTCCGGTTATAGCAGTAGGAAATATCCTCCCAGGATTTCTCAGCCCGGTGCAGCTTGTACCATTTAAGGTATTCCGGGAAGGCCTCCTTGATCAGCATGGCCGGCTGCAGTTCGATTTCCTCCGGCTCCCGGGCGGCCTTCTTGAGCTCGATCTCGATTTCCCGGGCTACTTCCTCGTCCTGGATACGCGGATCCAGGGTCACCCATTTGCGCGGGCCTTTGCGACCTTCGGGATAGTAATCGATCACGAGCTTTTCGCCTCGGCGCCGTACGGCCATTTAGATATAACTCGATATGAAGTCTACATGCTCGGATAATTCTGGTCGGATTGGCCGCCTGAGCGGATCCAGGCAGACCTGCATTCCTTCGCGGCGCGCGCATTTAAGAGCAGGGACTATATCTGCATCGCCGGTAATTATTACTAGAAGATCCGAGAGGCGCCTGACAGCTATATGGGTAATATCCAGACCCAATTTCATGTCTACGGCCTTCTGCTTTATGAGAGGACAAAAATCCGAGTCGGTGAGATCAGAAACGGCAATCTTACCGGAAAGGAGGTTCTTTAAAATGTCAGGCTTTATGATCCATTCGTTATTCTGCCAGGTAGTCTTTCCGAGCCTTAAGGCGAAATTTGGAGTGCTCCGGATAGATGCAAACAGCCTGTTTTGGGCCTTAGCCACGGCGGTATTTGAAAAATCGATCGCATGGCCGGAAATAGGAAACTGTCCTTTTTTATTCAGCGGCTCGGTGTCGTAGTAAAAAATCCTATATAAATAATCACCGGTCTTCTGATGCTTTTGACAATATTCCCTTATTTTGGGGCCATTATATGGAAAGGCTCTCTTGCTCTGAACGACCTTGCGCATGAACCATCCATCGATCATAAAGACGACTTTTCTCAAAACTACCCCCTAAAAACAGCAATGCCCCTTGGTCGGCATCGGATAATTAGATAACTCCGAAACGTTACAAGGGGCAGTTTTAAACTTATTTAACTTGGGCGAATAGACTAAATTCAATTTTAGTCCTTGTCAAGAACTTTTTAAGGCTTTCCTTATTTGGGTAAAGCCTGTTCATCTCTGGTATTTGAGGTTTCTAATGATTTCGACCTTCTGCGACCCAATCAACTCGATTGATGCCGCTCGAGGGGTTTATCGCCATGTCCACGAGAAAATGCTTCCAATATTTTTTCTCCGGATATTTATCGTTGCCTTGATTTTTGTAAGCTTCGATCGAGTCAAAAATTTGAATGAACAAAAGTGTTTTAGACGAGGAATCCTGGATCTGTTTGGCGAGTTTCATTACTTCTTCTTTGGTCATTTTTCCCGGTACTATTAAAACCAGACTGATTCCTCTGGTACCCATGTTGCCTCGTTTAATGATCTTAAAGGGGATTTTCTGTGATAAATCATCTATTACGGATTCAGTCGATGATATCTTCTGTTTTCTGTCCTCGATCTCTTTAATTTTTTTGCCTTCAGAGCACATGTTCGAAAGCACAGCAAAGATGAAGACAGCGATAATAAGTAGAATAAATAAACCGACTTTTTTCCCTGGAGATATTTTTTTATTGATAGGTTTCCCGCAATACTGACATTTTTCCGCTTCTGGGCTTATTTCGTGATCACATTCGGGACATTTTATCAGGGGCATGATCATCTCCAAATTTGTAATCAGAGTTTGTCAAATCAGAACATCACATAGACTATGTTTCCTTCTTGTTTGAACCGGTGCCAGCGGCCTTTTCTGTACCGGTACTGTGGTCGGTCTCGAGGAGCTTTTCGAGATGTTGTAATCTCCTTTTTAATGCGGAGATCTCCTTCTTCTGGCTCGTAATATCCCCCTTCCGGCGTACTGAATCCCGAAATGCCGCGATGTTCGATCGCAAAGCCAAGGCCGAAACTTCGTCATCGGATTCGAGAATCTCTTTAACATCACGACACGCATTCTTTGTATCTTCTTTCCAGTCGGACATGAATGCATATTCCCCAGGAGTCTCGTTGACTGCCATATGTACTGTTTCTAAGTATCGATTTCCTTTTCCTGTGAAAAGCCAATCTATTGAAATTCCATAATTATTCTGGATTAATAGGAGATCATTTCCTTCGGGTAGATTATTTCCATTACACCATCGGCGAACAGTGTCGTAGTGAACCATTATTTTCCCGGCAAACTCCTTTTTGTCACCTCCACATAACTCATCGATTACACTGAGAATATTTTCAGCGAATACAGAAAATCGTGATTTATGCGTTTTTTTTCTTGACATCAGCTATTTATGCGTTTATTTATCCTTCCGTAAGGCTAACCTTAAGGGAGATTCAAAGCATGGATACAAAACTCATAAATGCCATGGAAAATGAGGTCGGACCTATTCTCATCATCTATCCATGCAAGGAGTTGGCGATTGCCAACTTTGAGTTTTTGTATCTTGAAGCACTCATCAAAAGAGGCCTTCTCCAATGAAACAATATTCAATGGCTGCCTTAACGATCAAGCACACCAGGCTCAAGGCCGATATTCTGAAGATCCAGGCCCTCCGATCCAGCATGTCCTTACGTCGAATATATCTTCTCCGAGCCCAAATCATGCTGCTCGAGCTTTATAAGAAAACCAAATCTAAACGCGATCTTCGGGCGATAGAATCCATTGATGCTCTTCTTCTGCTTACGGATGGCGTGCCCATTCACATTTTCTACAGCTCAAAAGACAAGCTGGAAGTAAAGAAAACGTTTTTTAATGGCCAATGCGTCGTCGATATCAATTTCATTCCACAAGGTGAACAGGGATGAGGCTTTCATCATCAATCGTCAGATCAATTCTATCGATATCTGGGCCTGCCGTGATCGCAATCGGAGCCGAGGGTGTCGTTGTTCCCTCAATAATTGTGCCCAATTTTGTTCTTATCGTGAATTTACATGGCCTATTAAAATTTAGCTTGGTTCTGATCCCTCTGGGAATTTCGAACATTTTTCAAATTCCTTTAAATTACAGGAGCTTTTCTTATGGCAGTACCAAATAAGCTCAGGGAACTCATGTTCCATTTTAACGTCAAATATCAAGATATTGCCGATGAGCTCGGGGTCGAACGTTCTACTGTCGAAGCCGTAGCCGCCGGGAACGTATCTCAGCGAATCCGGGAGACTTTTGCCCGCCGACTGCATTGCAATGTCGAGGACATCTGGCCACCAAAGAGTAAATAATAAGGAAAGCCTTAATGCTCATATCACGGCATGTATACTCTCTCAACCGAATTTTTCGGGGATCATTTAAGGATTTCGCAGGGCTGCAATTATGAATTTGGGACGGATTAATAAAGATTTTCTGCCAGAGAGTTCTCATCTTACCTCCCCCGGGTCGGCCGCCCCCGGGGTAAAGCACGGCGGCCAGGTAGTTTTTTCCGGGGACTTAACAATGATTTATCGAGTCGTAAATTAATGATTTGAAAAGAATTATTAACATGAGAACCCTGAAAGACAGCATTTACGAGACCATTCACAAAAATGAAAAATCACTCGAGCAGCTTGCCGAGGAGATCAATGTCAGTTCCAGTTATCTGACGCGATCGGCGCTGCCGGACAAGGATGAATCCGATACCGGCACGGGCTGCAGGCTGGCCGTGAAATTCCTTGTTCCCCTGACCAGAGCGGCCGGTAATTTCCTCATTCTCGATCATATCGAGGCGTCCGTAGGCCGCGTCGCTTTTCGGTTGCCGTCAGAAATCAAGTCAATCCCGGAACTGCATCTCCAGACAATGAATATCGTCAAAGAATTTGGGCATTTCATGTCGGAAGTCGCCGAATCTGCCAAAGATAATGACTTATCGGAAGAAGAAAAAGACCGTATTGCGAAAGAAGGCTATGAAGCAATTCAAGAGATCACGGCTCTTTTGAAAGCCATAGGACGGATTTCCAGGGAAAAGTAAATGGACAAGCGTTTACCTGAAACCCATAAACCTGAAAGTGCGGGGCGTGGTTTGCAACCGGAAGAGGGTTTGAATCCCTCCTTTCCCTCTTCCGGTATTTTATCGGAAGCCGAGCGCGCGCAGCTCAACCGGATCGAGGCAATGCTCGATCGGATCATCGGCGCATTCAATATCCGGGAAAATTCACCGGCAAAGGTCATCCCGTTTTCTCCCCACGATACGGCGGAATTCAAGAGGGCCTGCCGGGACCTGGGCAAGGGCAACAAAGAAACAATGAAGAAATATCTCGATCGGGGAAGCAGGATCCCCAGACACGGAGGCTGAAGATGATCCGCGAACTCATCCAGGAATACAGAAAATACCGAAATTTCCGGACATATATCGAGAGCTCCAACTGGGACGAGATCCTCCTGAGCGACGAGGGAGCATTGAATAATTGCTGTCTCGGTGTAGTCGTTTTTGCAATCTCATTTTTTGGGACACATATCGTGATGATGGTTTTCAAAAAGATTTTTTAAGAGCGCCGGCGAGTGATCGCCAATGGTCCCGGGGTAGGAAGGCCCCGGGACCACGGATAAAGCTCTTTCGAATATGGCCGAGTGGCGGAATTAGACGCTGTAGGGGAGATGCACACGGGCCGCACCGTCCTGCTGAGTAGAGAATGTAGCGGACTATCGAAAAGCAACGTGCATCATACAGGTATCCAATCCTGTCTCGGTCATCCGCATTGTGGGGTAGAGCAGCCAGGCAGCTCATCAGGCTCATAACCTGAAGGTCGAGGGTTCGAATCCCTCCCCCGCTACCAACCTGGCCGGGAGAAGGCGCTGGCAAGACGGCCAAAACGTAACGTGCAGTCAGTCAAACTCCCGGTCTTTTTCAAGGAGGTGATCAATGGCTATTTTGGTCGACTGTTCACCCGATTTTAAAAAGGGAAGATCCTGGTTCTTTATGACGAGCGACACCAGCGTCGCTGAGTTGGTTGTTTTTGCAATCAAGATAGGTCTTAAGCGGGAATGGCTAAAACTGGAGGGCCAGCTGCCGCGTTTCGAGATCACATCTTTTTTCAGGCGAAAGGCGCTCGAAAATAAAGCGATAGAGTCAACAAGCAAAGAGCTCCTGGCCGCATCAGAAGCAATAGGCAGAAAATATTATGAATCTTAATTTTTCGAAATCCATTTCCTTCTCTCATACTCGGGGGTCAATATGCGATCGCGGCGCGATATCTATTGGGATGATTTCTGGCAGCTCAATGAAGGGTGCACTCCATGCTCACCAGGTTGTGCCAGGTGCTGGAGTGCCCGGCGGACCAATCGGCTTTCAGCGAATCCGAGGATCAAGAATGTAGATAAGAAAAAGGGCCTCGTAACTTCCGATCTGAAATTCAATGGGCAGATCAGGCTCCGTGAGGACCTCCTCGATCTGCCATTCAAGACAAAAAATCCCACCACGTTTTTTATTCTCAATGATCTATTCCATGAGGATATTCCGGACGCATTCATTGCCGATGCGTATTCAGTAATGCACGGCTGCGATCGCCATACATACCTTAATCTCACAAAAAGGGCCGATCGGCTCCTTGCCTTCTTTCAGACGTCCTTCATGCAGTCATACCAGGGCCGGGACCATATCTGGAATATCCTCACGGTCTGTAACCAGGAAGAAGCGGATAGAAAAATTCCTAAGCTGCTCCAGATCCCGGGGAAGAAGGGGTTGTCAATTGAGCCGATGCTGGGGGCGATTGATTTAACAATTACTCCTGCTGGAATGATCATGGGCGAATGTGACGAATGCGGCTCGACGGATAACAATCCTAATTGTGAATGCTGTCATGGGTTGGGAAGTATATCCGCTGTTATCCTCGGCGGCGAGTCAGGTACCGGGGCCCGTCCGATGCATCCGGATTGGGTTCGATCTGTCAGGGATCAGTGCCAGGCTGCCGGGGTTTCCTTTTTCTTCAAGCAGTGGGGGGAATACCAGCATGTTCCGGATCTTGATGGGCGCGGAATTCCGTCACCATTCGGTGATGGGACCGTTATGCGTCGAGTCGGCAAAAAGAAAGCCGGTCGCCTGCTCGATGGCCGGACCCATGATGATCTGCCCTGGCTGAATAGATTAATATAATCGGAGTTGAGATGAACAAGAAGACAAACGCGAACCAGACAGAAATCCTATTCGTATTCTGCAATTCTAGCCGACACCATCCGATTGAGCACAGGGCGGATGAAGAATGCCCGATCTGCTCATTCTGCGATCAAATGATCCGCCTGGCCAACGGTAAGGATGCCGGCCAGGGAGAGAGAATTCCCTATCGGGGAGTATCCGGCAAATGAAACCCGTCGACCAGACAATTTTCGGCGAAAAGGGTGACTGTTTTGAAGCCTGTCTTGCATCCATCCTGGAGATACCGCTCGAGGTCATTCCGGTTTTTAAAGAGTCTGACTGGTTTAGGCGGACCAATGAGTGGCTTGCAAAACGGGGGCTATTTTATGTCGAGGTCAGGTTTGATGAGGACGGCCTTGATCTCATGCAAAAATTCATGGGCTATCACCTGATATGCGGAGTAGCAGAAAGAGGTTTGCATCATGCGGTCATCGGGTACAAGGGAGTAATAGTCCATGATCCTCATCCATCAAGGGCCGGAATCCCTCCGGAGGAGGACAAGACATACGGCTTTTTGATCCCGTTATGGGAGAAAGGTTCATTATGAAATGGATAATTTTCATAGTCGTGATCCTCCTTTTGATGGCGCCGATTTATGCGAATAAAACCCGGGACCGGGAGTTTAAAAAAGAAAGGGAAGAAAAATGACCAGCGTTGTCATCAGGCAGGCTGATTCAGTCAATCACACGATCTTTATTGTCCTGCCCTCATGCGGTCCTTTTCCGCCCGAGAATTATGAGATCGCCAAAAGATGGATGGACCAGGGCCTGCTCGACAAGGAATCCAGGGAAATAATGGAAAGGTTGAATTCCAAATGACACAGGGCAATTCATCAGTACGGACATATCCTCTATCCTGGCCACAAGGATGGCCGCGCAAGAAGCATTCAGGGAAGTCCCGTTACGGCGACAGATCAATCGATAAAGCCCGCGAAGCCCTTTCATATGAGGTTCGACTCCTGGGCGGCATGGATCTCATCATCTCTTCAAACCTGCAGCTGAGAATGGATGGCCTGCCGCGATCCGGGCAGCGGCAACCTGATGACAAGGGCGTAGCCGTCTATTTCAAGTACAAAGACAAGCCCATGTGCTTTGCCTGCGATTCCTGGAATCACGTCGAAGACAATATCTGGGCGATCAAACTGACCATTGAGGCAATACGGCAGATAGAGCGCGCCGGCGCCAGTGAGCTGCTTGAACGGGCCTTCCGCGGCTTCGCGGCCCTCCCGGCGCCTAACGATGTCAACTGGTGCGAGGTCCTCCAACTTCCCCCGGGAGCAAGTTTCGAGGAGATCAGAAGCACATACCGGGAACTGGTCAAGAGACATCATCCGGATGCCGGCGGTAACGCAGAAGATTTTCACCGTATCCAGAAGGCCTTTGAAAAAGCCATGGAGGAAAAGGGCTTATGAAAATATGTACAAAATGCGGAGCTCGGAAGCGGTCTAACGGTTTCTATACGAATGAAAGAACCAAGGATGGGCTGCGCAGCGAGTGCAAAGACTGTTCGAAGGAATCCACCAAGCGGCTGCGTTTGAGAAAGAGGGGCGTCACCATAGAGCAAAGGAAATACGACAAGGCCGCGGTGAGTTTGCTCGATTCAACCATCAAAGGATTGCAGGCACTCAGGGAGAAGATGGTTGCAGAATAAATGAATTCGGAAACCCAAATATCCGAACGAAACTGCTGGATAGATGAAAGCTTGAGCTGTTGTGAGGAGAATTGCCAGCTGATATACGATCCCGCCTTATGTTTTGAGCCTGGCGAGCAATTGTCGGAGGACCAAATCCCGAAACATGAGCCTCTCAAGCATAACGGTCAAATTGCCAAATTGCGCAACTTCGATCTTGTTGAAAACTCCTCAAATAATGTCGAAAAACAGGAAGTGGACGAATCAGACCAAACTGCCTCTCAAAGTAGTCCACCTAAAAATATTGGAGAATCAGTTATTTGCACAGCAAATGGACTAACTGTGTCCAACACTGTCCAAAATACTATTCCAGAGAAAAAGGAGGAGAAAACCATGGGCAAAAAGGCCGCATGTATTGACTGCGGAAATGTAAGAACAATTATCGGCGGAGGACGTTGTTACAGCTGCTGGAAAAAAGCAAAAGCAGCTGCGGGTATTCAACCCAAGAAAAAAATGCTCAGCCCACTACAGCGCCCCCCCCAGGACAATGCAATCGATACCCTCAAGCAGACCCTCGAGGATCTAAACAAGAGAGCCTGGTCCATCACGGGCGCCTTGGCCACATTGCGCGAGTTGGGCATCAAGTTCGACATGCCAGAGCTCAAGTGGCCTGAATGAAAAATCCCCTCTACCACGAACTCGATCGCCTTAACGCAGAGCTGGAGAAATCCAGAACCATGCAGGCCATTTTATTTATCCTCTGGGCCCAGGCAAATGAGCTGCTCAATCAGCCTGAAATTGAATTGATAGAGCATAAAATCGATCCGGACAAGGAAATTCAAGCGCTCGACGTAGCTGCCAGCTGTGGTCTTATTTCCCATCGGTCAGCTACGGAACGAAAAATCGAAATTATCTCTGGGAAGACTGGTTCATGAATAAAATCATCAGGGCAGCCGATCTTTTTTGCGGAGCCGGGGGCACCAGGTGAAACAGATCGGTAATGCTGTGCCGGTTCGGATCGCCGAAGCGCTCTGCAGATCATTGTTAGCGGCGTGATATGGATCGAATCAGTCGGACAATGAACCATATGGAAACAGTTCTGGGTGAGGTTTGTCGGGAATGCATGAAGGACGCCAATCAGGAAGAATGTCCTTACTACGGATGCAGATACGCGGAGATGAAGAGAACACTCGAAAAAAGGAGAAGACCAATATGCAAACGCGCACCTATCAGGAAATCGAGTTAAAGAAGCTGAAAGCAAACCCCTGGAACCCCAGGAAGAATTTTGAGGGGCCCAAGTTCGAGGACCTCGTGAATTCGATCAAAACAAAGGGAGTGCTCGAGCCGATCTTGGTCCGGCCCTTGAAAAAAGACAAGTTCGAGATAGTCGCCGGCGAGCGCCGCTGGCGGGCATCGATGGCCATCGCGGAAAGCAATGGCGGGCTCAATGGCCAGAAGATCCCGGCCGTAATCCAGGAGATGGACGACGACACGGCCCTGGAGATCATGACCATTGAGAATCTACAGCGCGAGGACCTCACGGAGCTCGAGGAGGCAAACAATTACAAGCTCCTGGTCGACCGCAAGGGCCCGGACTATATTCCCCAGCTCGCAGAAAAGCTCGGTACCACGGCTGCCTACATCCGGCGCCGGATCAGCGTCCTGAAAAATCCTGAGCCGGTTCTCAAGGCCTGGGAGGCCGGCAAGATAAAATACGGGCACTGTGAGGAACTAGCCAGGCTCGATGATGAGAAACAGATCCTTGCTTATCTCAAGCGGGTTACTTTAAAGGACCGCTGGGATCCGAAGGCAGGTTGTAGGATCGACTCGGTCCGAGAGCTCCGCGATGAGATAAATAAAGAGTCTCTCGAACTCGCCCTGGCCAAGTTCGATCTCGAGAAAGAAGGCTGCCTCAGTTGCCATCAGAACTCCGATCAGCAGAAAAAGCTCTTCGGCGAGGCCTTTGACGCGAAAAAATCCCACTGTTTGAATCCCGTCTGTTTTAAGAAAAAGCAGAATGATTATTTGATGGCGAACTGGAAAAAGCACCGCGGCAAATCCGGCACGAATGGTTTTCGGTTTGATGAAAACTGCGGATATGGGCAGTTCAATGAATTCAATCAGCATTATGGTAAGCCGGGCCAGAAGTGCAAAGAGTGTGCTCAGTTCATTTCAATAATCGATACCACGGGCAAGATCCGGACCGGTCAGGCCTGCGTCGGCAAAAAGGAATGCTACAACGAGGTCCGCGCGGAAGTGAAAAAAGACGAAAAAAAGAAACTGCAGAAGGCGATCAGGGAAAACCCTGCCGCAGCCCCGGATCCGGGAACTCCCCGAGTTGCCTGGCATGGTGAATATTTCCGGGAGGAATTTTTCAAGACAGAGATTCCCAAAGTAATGAATGCAATGCCGGCGGCTGATCTGTCGGTACTCAGGGTTTTACTGGCCGGGGTTCTCGACAACAATCCAATGGCAAAAGAGACTTTCGGCGAGGACCACAAAATAAAAAAGGACAAATATTCCAGTTATCGTTCAACAAAGATAGCCTGGGCCAAGATTTTGGAATTAGATCCAGCTGAGATCTGCCAGGCTCTCCGCCAAGCTGCAATCGACATGGTGCTCTGGCAGAATTTCGGGGCAGACATGCGGTACCAGGTTGCCTGCCATATCGGGATCGTGCTTTCCCGGGACTGGCGTCTCCATCGGGAATACCTCGAGAAGAAGACAACAAAAGAGCTGCTCTACCTGGGCGCGGCCCTTGGGATCTTCAAAGATGAGAAGGCATTAAAATTCCTTTACGAAGTCCTGCTCAAAAAACGCAAGCGCTTCGATACCTGCAAAAAAGAAGAGCTCATCAAGATTTTCCTCGACAGCGGCATCGACCTGGCCGGCAAGGTGCCCGACGAGATCCTGGTCGACAAGGTAGTCAAGCGTGAAGCTCAGCCTGCCGGCGCCGTCGAGTCGGATCCGGCGCCTGTATTTGGTGATTGTGACCAATTGGACCAGGATGGCGTTTGCAACCATCTCCGCGAACATGATTGCCTCGGATTTGCCGATTGCTGCAGGCGGTGCCCGGAAGAGTGCGAAAACCGCTGCAACAAACCGGAGGCGCCCAATGCTGCAACAAACCGGAGGCGCCCAATGCTTAAAAAAACCGGAGGCGCCCAATGCTTAAAAAAACCGGAGGCGCCCAATGCTTAAAAAAACCGGAGGCGCCCAATGCTTAAAAAAACCGGAGGCGCCCAATGCTTAAAAAAACCGGAGGCGCCCAATGCTTAAAAAAACCGGAATCGAACTCATCACGGAAGAGCGTCGCCGGCAGATCGAAGAGGAAGGATTTGACGCCAATCACGACGCCGAGCATTACAACGGTGAGCTGGCCATGGCCGCGATCTGCTTTGCGGCCCCTATTTTGATCTATCAACTCGAGCATGAATCGGGCGGGTTATTATTTGTCGATCCTTTTCCGGCAGCCTGGGATCCGACATGGGATAAAAGATACGAATGCGGAGATTCTGATTTTGAATCAATTCCCGATCCGACTACTTACACCCCGGAAGAAAGAATCAATCTCCTTATAAAAGCTGGAGCCCTTATAGCTGCAGAAATAGACCGATTGCAGCGGGCCTGCCGTGTGTGCGGGTGCACAGCAATGCGCGCGTGTCCAGGGGGGTGTTCCTGGGTTGATCCTTTAGACGATCCGGAAGGCCGCGGAGATATCTACAGCGCGTGTCTGGATAAAATGGAGGGTGATTCAAAATAATGGGAATCGCCCTCGAGCATTTTTCCGAATCCGAACGCGAACGCATTGCCAGGTCCCTCTTTGAGGTAAAGAATCATGATACCAAAAAAGGGGAGTTGCATGGTATCTGTCCTCTCCATGGCGAAAAGAACCCTTCCTTCAGTTACAACTACCTGCAAGACGTCTATAATTGCTTTTCCTGCGGGGAAGGCGGAGACTTGGTTAAGCTATGGTACAAACTTAAGGGTTATTCCGACGACATCGAGGGATTTCAGGCTTTCTGCAGGGCGTTTGGTATAGACCCCGCGGAAAAGCGAGATCGCGCTACCTCGGCCAACGTCGAGAGCCGTTCGGAGGAAAAAGAGCTCCCAGGAAGCCTCGAGGCCGTCTGGGAGCTCTTTGAGCCGCTTCCCGAGTCCCGGATCCGTGAGCTGGAGGCCTCCAGGGGATGGACCAGGCGCACAATTGAGGTAATGGACCTCCGGCTGCAGACTCATTACCTCAATAAGGAAGGGGCCCTGGTCAAGGTCAAAAAGAACGGTAGGATAGCAATTCCTGTCCGCCTGGTCGACGGCCGGCTCGCAAACATCCGGCTATACAAGCCAGGAGATCCGCTGAAAATCATTTCCTGGGCCAAGCAGTACGGCAGCGCCAGGCTTTTCCCCGCAGCCCCCTTATTGCCGAGCGATCCAGTCCTGCTATGTGAGGGCGAGCCTGACACGCTCTGTGCGCTCAGCAATGGCCTTAACGCAATCACCCAAACCAGTAAAACAAAAAGCTGGAGCGAAAAGCACCTGGCGCCCTTCCGCGGCCGTGAGGTTGTTATTGCCTACGATGCCGACCAGGCTGGCCAGAAATACGCGGTCTTTGCAGCTGATGCGCTGATGGACGTGGCCAAGACTGTCCGACTGCTCGTATGGCCTGACTACATGGGCCGGCAGCCGGACGGATCATGGCCGAAGGATCACGGTGAGGATCTCACTGATTTCTTCGTAAAATATCAGAAGAAACCATCCGATCTGATCGAACTCGTTAACCAAGCCAGGCTCTATGATTCAAAATCGACAGACGCGCGCCCCGGGCCCCTGCAGTTCTTTGAAAGGGGAGTAAACGAAAGGCTGTCATTCAAGCCGCGGTTGCTGGCTGAAAAAATAATGAAAGAGATTTCGTTACTTTTTGAACCGTCAACCGGGCTGCTCTACAAGTGGAACGGCCGGATCTGGGAGACATACGATGAGGAGCATGTGGGAAGCCTTTGCATAATGTACCTCGAGAAGGAATCTCAGAAGAGTCGTGTCGAAGATGCCGTTTACCAGGTGAAGCGCCTCAGCACGATTCCGCACGGCCGCAAGATGAACGACCGTGCGGAGTGGATTTGTATAGAGAATGGCCTCTTGAATCTGCATACCCTGGAGCTGCGGCCGCACGACAAGGATTTCCTCTGCACATACTTCCTGCCTGTCGAATACAACGAGGACTCGGATAAAAAGTGCGATCGCTTTTTGAAGTACCTTGATGAGACGGTCAAGAGTGAGGACGTCATTGCCCAGATGCAGGAATATGCCGGCTACTGTCTAACGCCGTCGACCGAATATGAAAAATGCCTCCTCTTGCTCGGGCCTGGCGCCGACGGCAAGAGCACCTTTTTGAAGATCCTGAGGGAGCTGGTGGGCCCGGATAACTGTGCGTCCGTTTCATTCAACGACCTAGACGATCAATTTCAGCGGTCCTCATTGTATGGCAAGCTCCTTAATATCTCGACCGAGGTTGGCTCCAAGGCGATCGAGAGCCCATATTTTAAGGCGATCACGAGCGGGGATCCGCTCAATGCCGCTTTCAAACACCGCAATACCTTCACGTTTGAGCCGACAGTTAAGCTGGCCTTCTCAGCAAACCGGCTCCCGCGCGTCCTGGACAATTCTGACGGGTTTTTCAGGCGGATACTGCCGATCCAGTTCAAGCGCCAGTTCCTGGAGGATGCCGATCCTCATTTATTCAAGACACTCAAGAGCGAGATCTCCGAGATATTCCACTGGGCTATCCTGGGCCTGCACCGGCTTTGGGATCAGAAGGGCTTCACAAACTGCAACGAAACCAGGGAGATATTGATGGGATATCGCCGGGCCAATAACCCGATTCTCTGTTACGTGGAAGACCAGTGTATTTTGGATGAAACCAAGGAAGTCAAAAAATCTGATCTCTATAAAAACTATCGCAGCTATTGTGGTGAAAAAGGCTACTCCTTTATGAACGAGGAAAATTTCTTTCGCGAGCTCTATGCTGCGATACACAATTTAAAGCAGTACCGTCCAAGGGTTAATGGGACTCGGGAATATAAGATTAAAGGGATAGGGATCAATGTCGAGAGTGAATAAAAGATCAGTTTTTATTAGTGCTTGCGCATCGTTCCCCCCGCCCCCTCGATTTGCTCCGCGTTCCAGAACCCGTCAATGGGAGGCCGCGGGCGGTCCGGGTGGTCCAGGAATGGTCCGGGCAAATAAATTCACCCGGACCACGGAAATGCTTACCAGTATTGTCTTTGCCGATCTGGTCCGGGTGGTCCGGGCAAAACTCCAAAACAATGCACATGCGCGCGCGTTTACGCGCGCATTTACGCGTAAGTATATAACTCATTACATTTTGTATTTATTAAAAATCACCCAGACCACCCGGACCAGCTTTGAAATGATTAAGGATTCACCCGGACCAGGCGCCCGGACCACTTTGGACCACCCGGACCAGGAGGAAAACGAGAATGGGTATCGAGAAATTAAAAGATAAATATGACCCGTTCAAGAAGAGGAATGAGGCCGGGCAACTGCGCCGTATTGAGGACAGCGCCAAGGTGGTCCGACTCTATGAGTATCTCGGGTCAGTTGAAGAGCACGGCATCGAACTTGTGGAGATCGACGGGGACCCAGCTCTCTCATTCAATCCGGGATTGCTGAGGAATCAAACAGAACGATGGGACATCGCGACCAGGGCCGAGTGTCTCTTCCTGGATGCCGCTCGGGATTTGAGAACACTTTTTGAAATAGGGGTTTTGAAATTAAGACGGAAGATATGATCGGATGTGTCGATAATGTTTACATTATGTGTCGGAATAAATTACAGCGGGTCCTTCCTGGGGGTTGAATTTGTAGGGGTCGCTACGC